GGTAGCATCGCCCGATACGCCAAGTTTAGAGAATGGAGCGTTTGGCTTCAAAGACACAAGGTCGGCAACGCTCGTTCCTGCACTTCCTTCCTTCCAAGTCGGCTCGAAGAAGATGAGGTATGCGCCAAGATTCTTTTCGCTGATGATAAACGATGTAGGGTCTGCGTGAACCTTTCCGCTCACGTCCCACCATATAGCCCCGTTTGCAAGGTAGCCAGAGCCATCGAAGCGGATGAGGGAGGTTGCAGGGGTAAGATTTCCGCTATTATAGTCCTTATCCACCATCTGACCGCCCCACCATGTTGCGATACTCTTCTTTCCTCTGTTCTTGTCTATTGCTCCGTTGATACCGCTCTGAACGTTTCCGTCTCCGTCTCTCAGCGCAATGAGCGTTGTCATTACAAGACCACCGTCAATATCTGTAGTCTGACCGAGCGCATCCTTGAGATACTTGTAACCTGCGAGGTCTGTGATATTCTGCTTCAAGTCACCATATATCTTGCTAGTGATATAGGCATTAGCAAAACCCAGTTTATCGTAGAATGCGCTATATGCGGACTGGAAGTTGGTAAACTTCGTTCCCACGGCTGAGACGATAGCAGCCTTGCCGTTGGTATCTGTCTCATTGTATCTTTTAGATATATCTGAGAGATACGTAACGAGTTCTGTCTTGGCAGTCGTGAGGGTAGCAAAAGCGGTGTTGAGGTCGGTGAGTTCCTTGGTGTCCTTCAGTACCTCTGCGTTCTTCACCTCATTGTATGACTTCTGTGCTGCCGCAAAATCATCTTCAAGTCGCTTAGAATCCTGCGCCATTGCTGCAATCTCGGAAGGCTCTAGGTAGCCATCGGTAACATAATTATCGAATTCCTTCTTATTATCAGTGACCGTATTTCCGAGGTTTTTAATGTCCGTCTGTGCGGTCTGTGCCGCCTTCTGAGCATCTTCTGCTGCCTTTTTGGCTGCGTTGGCAACGGTATCATCGGTGTATTTAGATGCTTTAATCCAATCACCGATTGCGAACTGAGAACCTGCCGCTTTGTTGGTCTGACAGCGCAATACCTCATTCTTGTAGGTACTGCCGTCAGAAGGATAAGTGGCATTAACCCATATATCGCCAACCTGATAAGGTGTCGTAGGCTGAACGCTGAACACCTTCATTTTCCCGTTTGCGGTCTCCTGTGCCATTCTTGCATCGGAAAGGGCTTTGGCGATGTCGGTATCTGTAATGAGAGTCCACTTATAGGTGTTGCTATCCTTGGCAAAGCGGTATGCCTTGCCCGTCTTGTTGTTGTAGTAAAGGTCGCCAAGATGGATTTCTTTATCCTTATCGGTCTTCCAACTGATGGCTGGGGCATTCTCCAAGGTAGGAACACCATCATAGAACCACGTTTCGATAGCACCATCCACCTGATTCTGCAATTCGCCAATCTTCTTGAAATACTGATACAATTCCTTGCCATCCACAGTGGATTTAGCGGAAATCTTAGCCTTAACAGATATTTGCTTAGTGCTGCTATCATATCTGATATAAGAGCTGCCCTCATAGCCATTCTCCTTTGTAGGTCTATCACCTACATACATATCACCATAGACGTTGAAGAATGCCTTGTTAGTCTGCTTATTCACACCATACTCTACGTATTCCTTGTTTGCAAAGGAATAGCTGTTGATGCCGTGATAGAGGCTGATGGATGGCGAATAGGTATCTACCGCCGAGAAGATAAGGCAGTTCTGACGTTCTACATCGGTTCTATTACCGCACTGGTTGAGCACATCACCTTTCGCAGGAACATCGCTTGCCGTAGCGCAATCGGTATCGGATAGGTCGATATAATGATACTTCTTTCCTTCCAGTTCTACAGGGTCTTCATCACGACCGATTACCAATCGCCAATAGAAGTGATTGCCAGCCTTGTGATAAGTGCCCTTGCGAACATTGAATGATTCCGAGCGCACTTGGTCGTTAACAGCGAAATCATTATCCACGGCATCGCCTTCCTGCTCTGCTAAGAAATAGCAGCGATATGCCTTCTGTGACACATTGTTATATGTCACAGTAACCTCTTCTACCTTGTGAGCCACCACACCGCCAGCAGGAGAGATAATCTCCTTACCACCGATGGTGGAGGTTTTCTTGATAACCAGTTCCTCAAAGATAACCTTCATTCTCACCTCCAGGTAATCTGTGATGAGATGCGAACGACCTTCTGCATCGGGAATCCATGAGCCTCCGTTCTCATTGTTGGAGTTACCGATAAGCAATCCACTTAAAAGCTTCTGCACCTTTTCCCAAGTGATTGTGCCCTTTGCTGTGTTATCCTGCAGCCTAGATACAAACTCCATCCTAGAACGTCTAGCAGAATAAACGTTACTATCGGATGCAGGAGTGGTATCGTTCATGCCAATTACATAGACACCTCCACCATTACCGCTTCCTGTGCCGCCTATCTGCATTCCATTCACCTTGATGGAATCAACCTTGTCTTCCAACTTACCCAACCGGCTAGTAGCTGCCTTCTCGCCAACCGTGTACTGAGGGTGGTCGTAAGGGATATCCAAAGGTATCTCCATGCCAATGATACGAGAGTTTCGGTAGTGCTTGCCATCCGCATCCACCTGCGCAAACATATCATTAATCAGCTTTACCTGTTCACCGAGAGGATGGTAATCGTATGTTCCATCATTGTAGAACTTGTCGCCATCCATCGTGCAGGTGAAGTTTGAATTGCTGATCATGGTCTTCTGATAGTACTGCTTCGCTCTATCGAACAGAGATAACTGAGCAGTAGGGATGAGGTCCGTATCTGTAATCTTGGTTGCGTCCCAATTGAACAGGAAGAACCTATCACCTTCCTTCGGACACATGACACTATCGGGGAGTGTTCTTCCGTAGGTGTCGTTAGCCACTATCTCAAAGAAGTTCTCCTTGTCGATAATCTTGAAACTTACATCGAACTCCATGCCCATGAGAGCACCACTAGTGAACTTGATACCTAGAGTGAGGTTGCTCTTTATCCAGCTAGCTTCAAAGCTTTCAGCGAAGGAGTCCGTTGAACCAATCTGCCAAAACGTCTGTGTAGTCTTAGTTCCATCATCGTTATCAACAGTGCTATCGTAGGTCTTGATTCTGCTCACCCTGCATTCAACCTTCGGGTATTCTTCCTCGAACATCACGACACCTTCGATAGCCTGCTTGTCGTTCTTCACGACATTCACATTCTCCAGGTAGCCATCCTTGGCATAGAAACCATCACTATCTACTTCCTTGTTAGGGAGCATGAGGTAATCGGTAGCTACACCATCGGTGGTGACGTCCGCATCGGCACCAGTGAAATATCCCTTCGGAATATTTCTGTCTGAGCCGAATGCGTACAGTCTCGTAATATAAGTTGACTTAGATTCCGAATAGGACATAGACAGAACATTAACATCCTGTTCGAATGTTGTCTGCCCTTCCATTTCGCAATATCCAAGGTATATAATAGAGCCATCTATCCACCACTCGCAGTTGAGTGCGTCTTCAGAACAGATGGCGTTGAGAGCATCGAGAATGCTGATAGAGCCGTACTCGATCAAGAATCTCTTCTGAACATCGAAAGCCTTGTTGTTGTACGTAGTGTAGTCAACAGAGAAATCCTTGCCATTATACGTAAGACCTAGTGCCTTTAGGTTGCCGAGTATAACGTTCATGTGTACACCTACAGTTGTTGTGAGGTTGAAGGAGGTCTCGTTGGCTCCGTGCTGAGGGCGATACTTGCAAATCTTATTCTTCCAAGACATATAGTAGGCATCCATCTGCATTTCGTAGTCGTAGCCATCACTATCATTGTGCTTAGGGAAGTATGATGATGTAAGCTCAAAGTAGCCGAAGTCGGGAATCTCTACGGAGTCCCCAATCTCGAAATAGATAGGAGTAGCCGTAGTGAACTTCAAGATGATGTAGTGGTGGTCCATAAGCTGATATGACAGCTTAGAACCCTCACCGAAGTCCTCTAATGTGAAGAATACCTTGTTATTTCTCTTAATCTGAATCATTAGCTTGTATATTTACTTGTTTCACCTCTGTCACTAGGGTCTGGCTCGTTGAGCTTTAAGCTGAACTTTGCCATTTCCCGAATGCACTGACTAAACTGAGTGCAGGAGAGATAGATGCACCGATACCACACATTAGGCTGGAATCGGGTGCGGATAACCAACTCTCCCTTGGCAAGAACCTCCTCGCAGAACCTAGCATAGTTCGTCAAGAACGTATCTGAGTCCTTGGCGGTCATATTGAACGGCAGCGTTATCTCCCTCTCATCCAATCTAGGATTGTGCTTGATAACCGACTTTCCGTCCTTTGAGCGATACTTGTTGCTGATGAACTCCTTGTTTGGTGCAGGGGTCATGAGCGCACTGAGGGCAGTTTCGTCTAGGAAGATGCCCCACGTAAGGTAGGCATCATTACCATTTATGTAAAGTTGTCCTTTAAGCATAACTATTTAATCATTAAATAACCTCATAGGCTTCGCTGTGAGCCGCTTTTTCTATTGTTGAGTATAGTTGTAAGGGTTGACGAGCGAAAAGCCTATAGAGGTCAAATATCCTTTAATCTTCTGTTCATGTCATCCAGCTTAGTTCCGAAGTCATTGTAGGTGAGCTTTGAATACTTCACGATGTCTTCGAGATAGCTGTTTGTCATAATCATCATATTTCTAATCTCCAATACTGCGCCATTGGTTGAGATTCCGAGTGTAACGATGCTCTCCATCTGTGATATGGTGGTAGTCATGTTCTGAGCGATTGACTCTCCTGCAATCTGCAGGGCGGTGAAGCGACCATTCAGCTCGTCCGCGGTATCTTGCCCCATAGATGCCCATCCTCCGCTTGTTGCGGTCTGTGATGAGGATGAGGAACCAGTGTAGCCTGTTACCTTTGCCCACTCGTCGCGTCTCTTCAGACCTTCCTGGACTATATCATCGTAACGCTTGTAGAATGCATCTACATCTTCTTTGGTTAGCTTTCCGTTTTTATCCTTCATAGCCTTTGCCCAATCATCGTAGAGTTTCTTCAAGTCTCCATTGATAAGGTCTTCCATACTGAAAGAGAGAAGGGACTTCTGCATCTTTTCTGCGAAATCATCTGCCATTTCGCTAGCAAAGTCGCTACCATCCTTCTTCATGTCCATAAGGTCCGTCAAAAAGCTATCTCTCATTCCACTGAAGGAAATCTGAGTAAGGTTCTCCTTGAACTGCTCTGACAACTCTTCCAGCTTGCCTGCTTGGTCTATGTAGTCATTCAACTTCTCCGTCAGACGCCCACCATAGTTACCCTTTCCTGTGTTCTCGATATGCTCCCAAATGGCAACGTTGCCACGGAGGAGCTTCATTTCCTCTGGGCTGAGGGAGAAGAGGTCGCCATTGAAGTCTGATTTGACGTTCTTCTTGATCCAATCCATCTCGTCACTACCGAAGCCGCCCCAATAAGCGTTCCATGAGTGGTGCGAACCATGATAGCTTGCCTGTGCCTTTGCGATGTCGAGGTAGTTCTGATTGGTCTCCTGCTGATTCTTATAGGCTTGCTCGTAGTATGATGTTGCCTTTGAGCCAAAGGAGTTTTCCATTGCATCAGTCAAATCCTCGATGGATTGCTGCAAGAGGGTATTTCTGTCCGTCAGTCTTTCGATGGTATCATTGACCTTCTTTGCATTTCCATCTCCACCGAACAGACTATTGAAGCCACCGAATGAAAGCGTGTTGAGGATATGAGAAACATTGTTCCCGATGCTCTTCAATGGCTTCATAACAATGTCACCCGATAAAGCATCATCGAGGATGCCCGTTACTGCGCCAAAGACCGTGTCCATGAGGTTGCTGATGAGTGTTCCGAAGCCATCTTTCAGTATATCGAGGATGCCGAGTATTGCGGAGATTATTTCACCTGCCATACCGCTATCCCCTAAAGCTTTCGTCAGAGATTTGGCTGCGTCACTATCTTTACCGAGCAACCCTTGGATGCCCTTTGCTAGAGTGTTGGCAACGTCCTTCTGCATAGAGCCACCGAAAAGCTTGTCAAGCCCTAGGATAGAGTTTCCTATGCCTTTGAGTGACCCCGATGTAAGACCCTGCAAGCCATTTTCAAGCTGCTGAAACTGAGAAACTGCCTTCTGTGCAGATGTCTGCAAGTCTGATGATGCCTTCTGAACTGATGAACCGAACTCCAAAACGTTGTTAGATGCGGTAGCAAGTACGCCCTGCGCTCTAGAGAGGTTTTCTTCAGCCTTGCTGATACTTGTCTTGTCACCGCTCTTCTTAGCCTTAGCGAGGTCTTCCTGCGCCTTGGTGACAGCTTTCGTGGCTTCAATCTCTCGCTCTTGTGCGTCAATATAGCCCTGCATGGCTGACTGATAGGAGTTGATGTCGTCAGAGACTTTCTTAAAGATGTCACTATCCCAGATGGTGGCAGAGCCTTGTAGCTTGGAGATAAGTTCCTGTATGGTCTTCTGCTCATTAACATCTGTTGTACTCTTTGAAAGCTCTTGCAGCTTCTCAATGGTAGGCTCAAGTTGGTCCTTGAACATAGCGCCGAAGTCTCCGAAGACGCTTCCCCAATCGATGTTCTGTCTGATGGCATTTATCTCGATGGTTTGGAGGTCCTTCTTCCTCTGTTGCTGAAGAGATAGCTTTTCGCCCTGCGTCTGAGCCTTAGCAATCTTCTCTTCATACTCCTCGGCAATGGCTTGCTTCTGCTGATAGAGAGAACCATACTCCTTCAAGTAGTCACGCATAGAGGTGAGGGCTTCCCTGTTGACCTCATCAAGCTTCTTGTTATACTCTTGGGTAGCGAGGTCTCTAGCCTTATTGAGGGCATTGGACTGAGCAGAGGTAAGGGTTACTTTCTTGCCAGCTTCCTTGTTTTTCTTCTTGAACTCTGCTTCCTGCTTGTCAATCTCGGCTTTGCGCTTGGCATAGTCGTTCTTGATTTCAGCAATCTTCTTCTCCGTGCCTTCCTGCATCTGAGATATATCGGTGTCGATATTTTCCTGCTGCAGCTGCTTCAAGTCCTCGTTCAGTTCCTCCTGGGCCTTCTTGCGGTCTTCTGCTAGCTTCTTAGCATCGGCAGCGGCTTTCTTGGCTTTGGCAGCGTTCTTCTTGGCATTGGCATCTGCCTCTTCCTTTTCGCGACGCTTCTGCTTAGCATCGTCTTCTGCCTTGGTCTGCTTGGTGTTGGCTGCATTGGTATAATCCCATCCTCGCTGTGCGATATCGTTGGTTGACATCCATTTGCCATTTACTAGCGCACCAGACTTCTTGTTATTTGCAAGGTCGCGTGCCAAAGCAGAGAAGTATTTACCTAAGCGTCCTAGCTCCGGAATATTCATATTCTGCATCCACGATGGTATCTTGGCATCGAAGTTGACGTGGAAATTGATGTTGTTCTCGGAATAGTTCTGCATGAACTCCTTGACACGGTTGTAGAGAACGTGTACATCCTCGCCGGCACCCTGGAGTTGTTTCTGCAAAGCATTTATCCTGTTCTTGGTAGATGTGGCCTTGTTTCCGAAATCCTCGGTAGCATCTGCCGCCCGGTTGATATTATCTGCCTCTTCACTATGCAGCTTCTTTGCAGCTCGAAGTTCGTAGAGATAACCTATCAAAGCCTTCCTGGCATCGCTTGTCTTGTCTCCTGTAAAACCGAAAGCATTAGCTAGCTTTTCTGATTCGGATATCAAAGAAGCCTCTAACTGATTGTATTGCTTCAGATAGGTCTGATACTCCTTGGAGTGCTCATTCAAGCCAGCCATCTTCTGTGTTAGGTCATCAAACTGCTTGATAACCGAGTCAGATACAATGTTCTGTATGCCGACGGCTATACCGCTGCTAGAGGTTCCATAATCCTTCAACTTACCCAAAAGGGCTTGCTGAGCGCTATCCACACGGTTGTTGTATTCTTCATTAGCCTTGGAGATTGCATTGGCTCTGTTGCGCTCTGTAGCCTCCAGCTTGATTTGCTCGACGAGTTCTTTAGATTTATCTATCTCCTGCTGCTTAACATCCACAAGGTTGCTCTCGTCTTCCTTGATCTTGTCAATAGCAATCCCGTAGTTGTCATAGATGTTTGACAGCTCCTTGATGGTGTCCTTGTAAACCTTGGAGCCTTCCTTTGCAGTCTTCAGAATGGAGATTAGCGACTCGACCTTGCTTGATGCTTCATTTGCACTCTCGGTAAATTTGGAAGTCTTGGTGGCGGCATCCTCAGCGCTATTGCCGAAAAGATTGAACATCGTGACTCCAGCTACTACTGCACCAAGAACCAGACCGAGAACATTTGAAGAAGAGACCAAATTGAACAGAGCCATGGCATCCTTGGCGGTTGTGATAGACTTCGCTAAAGACAAGAATGCTTTCGCACTCTCCCAAGCTACCTGTGCCTTAGATATTGCTATCATCGATATCACCGCAGCCTTGTATGCGCCATACGCTGCAACGACAGTCATAAGCACCTTGCCTACTGTCTCCCAATTCTCAACGAGGGTGGAAACGACTCCCAATCCGGTATTGATAACACCCTCCTGGGATTTGCCGAGGTCATTGAACATCTGCTCGATGGCATCCTCAATGTTGCTTATCTGACCGGTAATAGTCTTGGACTGAGCCTCCATCAAGCCACCGAACTTGCTACCCTCGGCGGTCATACTCTGCATTGCCTGGATGAAGATATCACTGGTAACCTTGCCTGCCTTGATTTGCTTCTGAACCTCCTTGATGGCGTTGGTAACGTCAAGACCCATAACCTTGGCTATCTCGTCTGCAATAGGAATACCTCGGTTGAGGAACTGGTACAAGTCCATCGTGTCCATCTTGCCCTTGGCGATGGTGGTGCCGTAAAGCATCACGAGGTCTTTAAGGTTTAGACCCATACCTGCTGCAACGTCTCCCAATCCGATAAGCGTCTTGTTGACATCCTCGGCCGCTACGTTGAACGCAAGGAGCTGCTTGGCTCCCTCTGTAACGTCTTCAACCCCGAAAGGTGTGACGGCTGCCGTGCGGATCAACTGCTTCATGAGAGCATCAGCTTTCTCCTCAGACTGCAACATCGTCTTGAATGCCATTTCTGTCTGCTGGAACTGACCGCGGACCTGCATCATCTGATTGACGAACTTGCCAATGCTCCAACCGCCAATGGCAATGTTCATACTGTTCTGTATATTCGAGATTACATCGTCAATAGACTTTCCGTCCTTCTCAACCATCTTAGCAGTCTGATGAACTGCGTTCTGAATGTCTCGAAAACCGGAAACGACCTTGGCTGTCTCGACTATTGTATCGAATTTAATGCTTGGCATAATGTTCTATTTTTCCTTGAATTTATACTCTGTTATAAAGAATCGCCGGGGAAACACCAAATATGAGTGTTCGATATGGGAACTTTACGTGCGTGCGCAGGAAGACTTCGGTTAAATCTCGGTCTCGGACTCTATCACCGCCTTCATTACCGCCTCCTTGTTGTTGCCATCGATGACCTCTTCCCCTGCTGCCGGTATATGGGCTTTCTTCCTCTCCTCGTCAGACAGATAGATTGAAGTAATCTTGTCTTTGAGCATGAGAGTCAGGTTGTTATACGATATTCCCCATACCACGTAATCGAAAGTCCATCCGTATCTTTCGCAAGCAGCGTCTATGAGTGTTCCCCATATTGTCTTGCCCCCGAAGATAAAGCTATTCTCCGACTTCTTTGCTGCGTTGACTTTTGCCATACGCTTCGCTTCTTCTTCCATTCCTGTCTCTTTGGCTATTGTCTGGTATGAGTTAGCCTTAAGGATGATGATGAGAAGAGTGGCTATATCCTCGTTGGAGCATTCTTTGAAGATTAACTCCGTCTGCCTGCTTACGCATTTGGAGTCTAGTATTTCGTTCTTTGTATTGAGTGAGTGATATGCAATCAATCTGCAGCATGTCTCCCTTTTGGTGTTTGCAACTCGCAATGCTTCCAAGAATGGATCAGCTTGAAGTAACTCTTTGTCTAGCTCCAAGCTATCTACCAACTGCGACGTTAGGTACATCATGCCCAGTGTAGTAGGGTAGATGTTAACGTGAGCGTGCTCAGTATCAAAGCCTATCGGCATATCTGTGAGCGTATTCGATATAATGATTCCTAACTCTTCCATATCACTCGAATTTAAATTGTTGGCACCCAAGGCAGGACTCGAACCTGCGTCTTTCAACCAGCTTTTGAAGACCCTGGATTTTTTTGCATGCGACGGACTATTTGGTCTCGCTCTCCCAACTGAGCTACTTGGGTAGGTTGCCGGCTGATAACCCTCAGTCGGCAGAAGGGGGATATTAGAATATGCCTATGTCTCTGCGTAGGTTTCCGTGATTTCAGCAGGAGGGGTATCGCCGTCCTGTGGTTTCTTGAAAGTCAAGGCATACTTTCCTCCTGTTGTCTTTGTGGCAGTAATGACACGCCAACGGTAAGCACAATATACGTCCTCACCCTTCGAGTTGACAGTCTTAGCCACCGCGTCACCCTCTGGAATGAGAGCTGAGTGAGTGTACGTGATAAGAGCACCGCTCTCAGTTGTATAGGCCTCTTCTGCACCGATAGTAGTGTTACCCATGTAAACGCCAGGAAGCTCGGCGTCTTCCGGTTGGATAGCCAAACGGAAGTTACCCTCTACGGTACCGTCGATGGTCTTGAATGGCTGCGACTGGTTCTTCTTGATAAAGAGCTGATATGCAGCCTCGTAGGTGGACTTCTTTGTCTTGCGGTCAACAATTCCGCCACCTTCCTCAACCTGGGTCATTGTATCGCCCTTCGTTGGAGTAACAGTAGTAGTGCCATCCTTTGGAGTTGGGAGCTTAGTCCACTCGTTCTTTTTGCTACCTACCTCTTGAACGTAGATAGTGCATTTGCCCCATGATGTTACTGACATAATTTAATCATTTATGAGTTTATATTCAACTTGATTATTTATTACATGTTCTCCCGTGCTTGTTGCATATACCCTCTGCTCAATAGCGTGGGCTGCATACTCGCTCGTTCTGAACGTTTCCAAGAGATTCCAAGACAGTTTGCAGATTTCGTCAACTCTGATAGTGTTCTCCTCGAACTGCCCATCTACATCCTGGTCTTGTGTATATATATTTACATTTATAATCGCCGTTTGAAGCTGCGTTCCCTCATTAGCCAAGATGGAGATAACGACATCTTCCTTATGAGAATTATGCGGTCTCATCGTCTTTGACAGCTTGCCATTGACGTTGTTCATAAAATCGCTTTCATTGATGTACCGGTAAACATCTGTCTTAATTGCTCCGTCTGATTTCATATCTTCCACTTGTTTATTTCATTAACTGCTGAGTCTATTGCTGTCTTCACACGCTGCTCTACAATGGATGTGGCCCATATCTTCGTTGATGCGAGGACATCCTTGCTTTCCAAGGCTTCCACCTCTCCTGCGTATTCCATTCCGGCAACGACAACCAAAGCATAAACCCTGGAATATTCCTTAGCAAGGTCATTGATCATCTTCTTTCCCTTTACAGAGCCGTCAGTGCCACTGAGAACCTGCGAAAAGGCTGATTCCATATATTTACTTCCCTGCTCGTACACGGCGAAGCCTATGGAGCTTCTTAGGTTGCCCGTATGGTCTATCCAGCTTTCCTTGGCAGACCTGTTACGGATTCTAACCACAGATTCGTCTCCTAGCTTGCTCAATGCCTTAAGCACATTCTCTTGTATCTTCCTTGCGGCTCTTTGTAGGAAGGCATCGAGAGCGGAAGCGCTGGTTGTCATTCTTATGCCCATATCTTACACTGTAGTTGATAACGATGAAATCCCTTGACCTTGATAATTACCTCCTCTGCCCCTAAAATTTCTAGCTTGATAAAATCCCCATAAGAGAACTTTTCAATTCCTACGGGCAAGTTATGCACTTCGTAGGAGTAGTAATCAATAGAACCGTCAGATGTAACTAACTTGTTGGCCTCGCCAGCAGGAACTACATCACAAGTGCAGCAGAACTTCCACTCGGTCTTGCCCTGGTGATAATTTCCATCATCATCTGTATAGCCAGCTACCTTCTGCTGCCGGTATAGCTTTGAGGCATGAAAACTCAATAGACTCATCAGCAATTAATGTAAACTGTCGGCTTTGGAGTAAGTGAAACCTCCTCCTCGCCGATAGAGTTATATAAACGATTGACTTGAACTAATATAGCCTTTCGCTGGTCTTCCGAGAGGGAACCTATTGATTTGTCCGCTTCGGAGAAGCTAACGGCTTGTATGAGAGAAAGCAGACAGTCGGCAAGCGTTCCTTTGTAGGCGTCACTTCTGGCAACGTCACCAGTGAACTCTGATTCGATATCGAGGTCACGCTTTATGCAAGCGTTTTCCACGAAACCATAGGGGATAGGGATGTGTACCTCATCCACCAAAGCTTGTCCGACCGTCTTCATGATTACTCCTCAGCTTTAGCTGCGTTATCCTTGAACTCCTTCTTCTTTGTAGGAGGCAGCTCATTGTAGGCATCAATGACCTCCTTGTCGCTGGCGTCACTAGGAAGTGTAGCACCAAGAGCGTTGAGAGTTGTGATAGCCTCCGGCTTCTTGTAGGTCACATCAGAGATTGTTACCTTAGCGTCCTCTGTATCTGCTTTCTCCTTTTCGGTATCAACCGAAACGTCTGGGTCAGCCAGCTTAGTATCAATCTGATAGATTGTGTCAACGTCCTCGATGACAGGCAAGCAGTATGCCTGCACCGCAGTAGTCTCACGCAATGGATCAGTTGTTGAATACTGAGAGATAAGCTTGTAATCAATCTGCTGATAGGTTACACCTGCCACTCTGTTGGTTGCCTCTGCTACCTGACCGTAAACGAGGGCACCAATCATCTGTGAGCATACACCGATAATCATATTGTTGTTCCAAGGCTTAACACTCTTCTTCACGCCATCATGCTCCAAGCGGACGGTACGGTTGATGATGCGGAATGATACACCGGTCTCGTCCAAGAATGCCTCCTGGAATACGCTGGCAGTAGGAACCGGCAGCTTTGTGTTGGAGTCATAAGTCTGACCCTTGTAGTTTGCAACAAGCTCGCGAGCGTCTTGTGCCTTCTTCAGTTCGTCAAACTTAGCCTTACCAATCCAGAAGATCAAGATTGTGTTGCCATCATTCGATGCTCGCTCGATACATTCCTTCAAGTCTGCAACTGTAACACCATTATCAACGTTGTTGATGCCGAGCTGATTTTCTGGCAAGTACTGATACGTGATGCGAAGCATCTCCTTTGGCTTGTCATCGTCACGTACAGCTACATAACCATTAGAGAGACCATACAGAAGTGCATACTCATTACGCTCATCAACACCGACATTACAAGCTACCGGATCCTGCGCCAGCTTACGGCGAATCTCTGCTGTCTGACCGCCCTGGGCTTCCATAAGTCGTAGGGAAAGAATATCTGACTCCTTCAAGAACTTCTTCATACCGACCTTTGGCAGTTTGCCGTTGGCGGTTGAAATCTTGTCACGAGACTTCAAAGGAACAGGAGAATCCACTGCCACGTAGTCAGCAGCTACGTAAGAGGTATCAACTGTGTCGGCTTCCCATTTGTTGTCGGTAGAATAAACGCGGCGGAGAATGGATGTATCTTTGTGGAGATACGTCATCTCGTTCTTGCGCTTACCGTTAATCTTCTCAATCAATGTCTTCAGGATTGGGAAGAAACTCAAGATATACTTAAGAAATAAAGAACTCTGTTGCATAAATCACCTCCTTAACCGATTGCATCGTGTCCCCACTGAAGAGTAGGAACGGCTGTTTTCAAAGCTGCCTTGATTGTATCGACAGGATAAGGGACAGCCTTATCATTAGCCTCACCTGCCGTCATAACACCTACATGAGGGGTATCTGCAGGAGCAGTTGTCATACAGACACCTACATACTCGTGATTTCCCGGCAATGAAGCATAAGCCTCACCTGTTACCGGCATAGGCTTGTACTCGCCAGAATTGGTATCACGAATGATAATGTGTCCACACTGGATGAACTCTCCAGAGAAACCTGTCATGTCAAGAATGACACCACCCATGATGCCATTCACGTAATTTCTGATGATTACAGACTCTTTGCCTGAATCAAACGTTTTTGTCTTGCTTACGCCATACATAACTTTTAAAATTTAAAGATTACATTGTTTCGGCAAGCTCATCAATCTCATTGTCCTTGATAACCTCAACCTCATCCTTCTTAGGCTTTCTCTGAGCCGCAGGAGCACCAAGTTTTCCGAGACCTTCGTTAGCACGCTCTTGATCGATAGCTGCCAAGTCCTCCACAACACTGTCGTAGAAATCATCGAAGTCAGATTCGTTCTCGAACTTCATCTTGTCGAAATTCTTCAAGACAGTCTTTCCGAACGTACCTTTGTCCTTAAGGAGTGCCTTCAGCTTAGAACGGCGGCCATCATTCTCACGCTCTGACTTCAAACCGAGGATTTCGGTCTGCAAGGCTTTGTTCTGAGTAATGAGTGCCTGCGCCCATGCTGGGACCTGCTCATCTTTCTCTCTCTTCTGTTTGCGGATTGGTTTCTTGTTGCCGGCAGGGTCATCATCATCGTCATCGACCTCGTCGTCATCCAAGTCTTGACTATCCTTAAAACTCTGGATAGTACGCTGCGCAGTCTTTTGCGCAATCTTAAGATAAGGAAGAACCGCATTGACCTGCTTTTCAATCTCTGCGTTTACATCCTCGTCTGAGGCTTCTTCATCGAGTTCTAAGTTATTGGCAACATCGGCAGCAATACCCTCTAACTCCTCTCTACTGAACCCCAACGCCTTTGATTTGGGTTTCAGAATAACTAAAACTTGCTTCGTTCTTTTTTTCATTCTAACTAAATATTTAATTGAACAATAAAATTCAAGAAATATCCCAGTACGAAGCGATAGCAATAAGTAATGCTGCAAAATTATAAAAAAAGTATTTAATCACCAAATATATTGTAAGGAAATATACTTAATGATTAAATACTTTATGGTTACATATAAATATTAATCTGGATAATTGAGCTTATCCGGTCCAGCTGTGGATAGATATACGGAGAACATATCACATAGTTCTTTTGCTCCTTTTAAGTCGTTGAGCTTGTAATTACCGCATTCCACTTCCGATGCACCTGGAATCGTCTTTGATAGCGAACAAGCCTTGAAGGCTTCTACTATCATTTCCTTTATGAGCTTTGAAGTCCACGTACCTTTAAGGATAAGATAGAAACCTGTAAGACATCCCATCGGACCAAAATACAGAACGGAATTGCTAAGAGGGCTATCATTGCGTAGGTAGTCCGCCATCAAATGCTCTATTGTGTGCGCGACAGCAGGTGACATCATATCTTTGTTTGGCTTGCACACGCGAATATCGAATGTGATAGCAGTCTCCATGCCCCATTTATCTACTCTCGAAACATAAAGACCTGGCTTCAGTTTCGTATGATCAACTTTAAAACTTGGTATCATTCTCTAATAATTTACAAACAACACTAAATGCCTTTTCGGCAAAACTATCCCAAAAACCTGCATACTGCTCGGTCTGGTTCGACTCCAGGGGATTATCGCTAATAACTCGGATGGACGTAAAACCAATACCCTTCTTGTAGCATACCTGCGCGAGGGCAGCAGACTCCATGTCAATAGCACATACGTTATAAGAATTAGGAAGAAACTCCTTAATTGCCAATACCTGCTCTCTCGTAGTGACAAACTTATCTCCCGTAGCTATTGTTCCTAATTGGAATCTTTCATCCATATCAATCCAGTAGAAATCAGAAGGAAAGACTGCCGGCATACCTTGAACTTGTCCATTGGCATTTGGCTCGCCGCAATATACATCGTGGTAGCAGTACGAATTGCCAATCACGACATTACCAGGTTTCAATCCTGCAACAGCAGCACCGGCGCATCCTACCGATATAACTCTTGTAACTTTGCTGGACGTATTCGACGAAAGAAATTCTGTCAAGCAAGATGCCGCATTAACCTTTCCAATACCAGACTTGATTAGAGCTATGTTTTGAACATTTTTGTAGTCAAGCCAATTCTTTGCAATCCATTCGCTGATAAGGTCGTATTCCTTATCCATAGCGGTAACTATGACAATCATTGCGCACCTCCTTTCGTTAGCTTAAGCTTCTTGCAACGGTTGTAAATAGCGTTCTCATCCACGCCAATCTTGGTAGCGATGGCTTTTACCGGGTACTTGCCATACATTCTGCGAATGATGAAATCCTCGTCAGCAGTAAACACGTGGCTCTTGCTGATACCCATTTCCTTCATCTTTCGATGGATGGCCCAATAATTACGATTGAGCTGCTTTGCAATCTCCGTTGTCGTCATCACCAAAGCGTTAACCTTGATGAACTCAATCTCTTCTGCACTAAAATGTTTTCCTCTACTCATTATTTAATATTTGGGTTCGTTAAGCCGCCCAAGGCTTTCTTTCTCTTTCTGTTATATCTTCTGTTTGCAGCAATCCTTTCAGCGTTCTCTTTACGATAGACTTCCATTCTTGCTAATAAATGTTCCTTATGCTCCTGGTAGTACCTTCTATGGTATTCCCGGATATCCTCCTCACTTCTCGCCATGAACCTTGTCTTTTATAAGTTCGTACAGTGATGGGCTGAGTGTGCTCCATTGATCATTCTCGTCTTTCACGAGATAGAATCCATCAGGAACATAGAACTCTCGATTTCTCAACCTAACTATCAATGTCTGTTTAGTGCAGTCTCCGCTGACAGTCTTTACTAACTCTGAAACGTCTGGGCATTTCCATAATTCTTGGATGTTCTCGGAAGATACTTTAATTGCAATCATATCACTTGAACTTAATAATGAAAAACTCATGGTCCAACCACTTGCCTGGGCAAAGACCTCTCTTCGGCTTGCCGATGCTGATACTCTCAATCTCCTTTTCTACCTTTGGGCTATCGTCATAGTAGCCGTTCTTGAATAGAACGTGAGTGAATGGTACGAACTTCATTGTACCATTATTCAGTTTCTCCTTGATAGTATTGGTGTCTATAAGCATCTCAAATGTCTTACCGATATGAAGTTTATCGTACTTATCGAAATCTTTGAATTCCTCATCCTTGATAAGGAGAAGGCGACTCATCCAAAAGTATTTAATTACCCGATACTCTTCATTCTTTTCGCCCGACACTATCATATCGAACCATTCCTTGCTGACTGCAAGGGTAAGAACCTTCTTCTTTGCTTCTGATAAATACTTATCCATTACTTTAATTAATCTTTCCATAAGCTAACTTATTTTCCCTCTGTTGCTACTACAAAGAAATCGTCACCAATGTCTTTTCTTCTATTCAACTCTTTGCAAAGTACAGATGTATCAGCAAGGTTGATATGCTGGTTTACATACTCCTCCTTATCTGTGAAGGTAAGGAGTGTTTCATCTAGGTTATTTACTTCCACTATATTCTCTACACTTTCCGAAAGAGATTTGATTTCTCCATAGACAAAATCATACGCATTTTTATCGATAACTTTCTGTCTTGTCAGAGTTTCGACTGCTGTTTGAATCTTTAAGATTGATTTTTGCATTTCTTGTTTCATGATCATATTTTTTTAGTTTATTTGAACTACCTAATATATCTCTAATATCGAAAGGATTTTTACCAGCCAGCCTATTAAGGTAATTCATCAGCTTGCGAGAATATCTTGCAGAAATCTTTTCTGCCTTTACAATACGATGGTCGAACTTGTTGCGGTATTTACACTTGCTCGAATCTTCACAGAACGTAACACAACCATACTCGTTATAAGCTTCCTTAAACTTCGCTTTCCAGTAAGGTGAAGGATGCTTACTTGGATAATCAGCATAAGTGTCTGCTTTCAATATCTTCTTTGCCAACCTAACTTTCATATGTTACTTCTTTTTATTACAAGGACAACTACTAGCGTGAATAATAACGCAAGCTCCATGTCCCCTGCCCACAAACAGGTAGTCATGCCCTTTCTTGGTGAATATTTTTATATTAAACTCTTCTTTTTTGTGTAGAGTTCCTAAGCTGAAAGAAATCCTAAAACCAATTACCCCTATTATGAAAATCAAAACGAGCCAACCGGCTGACTTAGCTAATTCTAAAATCTTATTCTTCATGCGCTACTCCTTATCGAATTTGTTGCCGACAACATAAACTTCAAATAAATTAACAAACGGCTCGTAATTGTCAACTTTATCTAAACTCTTGAAGGCAAACGTTCCTTCTTCTTCAATATAAACTACCTCATAGAGATTGTCTATACACAAAAGGTCATAACTGTCATGCACTATATCACCTTCCCAAATCTCCTTTCCCTCACTATCTTTTAACCCTGTGAACTGGCAGACGGTAGAAGGGTCAACCTGATAAGTGAGATTTCTGTTTAACTTGCTTTCTTTCTGACGATTCTCAATAATGTATGTATTACCATTCTCCTCGTAGAAATATCCGCAAACCCATCCTTTTCCGTCAAGACGTATAGCCTTGAATTTGATATTTTCTATCTTCATATCTATTTTGCTTTAATGTTATACACTCCATCAATGACCTCTACTTCATAACAATCGGGACAATAGTGTTTACCATCTATCATTTCCCAATCAGAGTAGTCACCAATATCAACTTCTTTGTTACTGAATAGTGCAGAGCAAGTATCTGTACCTCCAAATACTTCTCCGCATCTATCGCAAACAATCTGATACATTGTAATCGGTCTATACATAAGCTATTCAACTTTTACACCAAACGGAGTTCCGTCGGCAAAGGTGCGATTTTCAAACACTTCTTTAAAAGAACATGTACCATCATCATAAACTTCGACAAAACCTCCTGAATCTACATTTTCAATTACGAATTTACTACCATTTCTGTCTTTTACCCACCCAAACGGCTGGTGTTCCAACATTTCAGCCCAGCACTCCTCAGCATCCTTGAAAGGGCGGTAGGTAGTCTCTGGCTTGATGCGGTAATCCTTATAATAAGTTACTAAATGGTCTAAACTAGCTACGTTAGTATCATACCATTCTCTATTAATTGTTTTATGTTGTATCGTTTTGCCATCTACAATAGCCTGCAGAATAGGCATAATTTTTTTAAGATTCTTTATATCCATAATTCAATCCTCCAATTCTTTAAGCATTTCATTCAAATTCTTTTTAACTCTCATTAGTGCAGGATAACCTCTATCAGCATCAATATCTGGAATTTCTAATAAAGAGTCTTTAATTAACTCAATAGCTTTTTCTTTACTCATTGCTTATCCTCCTTTTTCTGTTTCTTTCTATATGCTTTAGTTGCGCTATACTTATATTGCCATATCGTTTATACATACTTTGGAGATATACAATATAGCCAGCTAATGTTATTTTATTTGCATTCATATTCTCTTCTTTTTACCACCTGCGAATGCTTGTGTCATGTTTATCGCAGATATAACATCTTTGTACCTGACACCACAAACTGTTGCCACATCTTTAATTGCCTCATCCATTTTGAATTGCCTTGCCAAAAACTGATTATTCTTTATCAAGTTGACGATTTCTTCTTTCGTATGAATGCCTTTCCAAAATAGTTCGGTATGTGAGCCTCCTCTTTCATCATCTACAGAGAACGGAACACCATAATTAGTATAAATTTCTCCGTGATGCTTGATGAGATGGCGACCAGGATTCTTTCGGATATTATTTATCCAAGTTTCATTATCGCATTCGCGCCATATCTCATACTCTGCCCCTGTCAGCGTTTTGTCAATGCCAATAGGATAATGACCGGAACACCCATTTGTTCCAAAATAAATAATCTCTGCCATATTCTCTTCTTTTTACCCTCTCCCTGTTGTCAAGGAGAGGGTGGTTAGTTACTCTGTTACTTCAATGTACTTAACGGGATTGTTCGGGTCTGCACAACATGCGTGCTGAATACACTCAAACTTACCATCATACACACATCCCTCACACATCAAAGTAGGGTCTGGAACTGTCTTAATCATAATTCTATTCTTTTTACCCTCTCCTGTAAAAGGGAGAGGGTGGTTAGTTACTAAAGCTCATCAAACTCTTTCTGAAATCTCTGTTTGGTTTCATTCAGAAGCTGCTTGAATTTAGTATCAAATTCCATATCAAGCAGTGATAATTTCCGAATAGCATCTGCAAGTTCACCACTGCTTACTTTTGGAGACATACTTAAGAGTACATCTACTTTAGGAATTAAACTCTTGGCTAAGATATTTGCTCTTTATAATTTTTCTATATTCATATTACTACTATTTATGCCCGAAGGCGGTTAAACAATCAATTCATTAAATTTTCAACCACATTTGACAGCTTCCTTACTTTGTCTTGCAAGAACTTAGGAAGATTATCAAAATCAGAAGGCTTTAATCTTACGATACACAATATACCTTTTGCTGTCAGTATTGATAGAATAAACAATAATACGACCATTGCGTATATAGGAAACTTTATAATTGCTATTATTCTTTTCATACCTACACCTCCATTTCTGAGTTAAGTCCTAGCCCGAATAGAATGTGTTGAAGTTGATGAACATACTTAATGTATGCAATTTGTTTACAATCGTGATTATCTGTAAACGGATATACATCAAACTCATCACCGATACCTTTTTCTATGTAGATTGGAAAATATCCATATTCTTCAATATCGGGTTTTGTATATACCCAATGACTATTCTTTACTCCTCTGCTCATCACTTCTTTCACCCATCCATTCTTCTCTAGAATCTCTGTAGTGAGAGGAATCGGAGATACCTCATCATTATAAGTTTGAATCCAATCGTCTTTAGAAGAACCTTGAAACCCTTTACCAATAAATACAACAAGACTATAGCAACCTTTTCTTCTTAAAAAAGTAATTGTTACGAAACCTATTTTTCCCGTAGCTTTTCCATATTCAATTTTTACTATATCTCCTGGTATATATTCTAATTTGTTCATATGCTTTACTCCTTTACTTCTTTAAAGATTACATTCTTTTTGTCTGAACGATATTTAGGAAGACACTTCAATCCAAGTGGAGCTGCACCACAATAGCCAGCCACTCCTTTAAAGAAGCATCCTTCACAAGTGTCATGTTCAACAGCTTCAAGAATAATAGTTACTCTTTCGCCTACTTTAATCTCGTTCATTCTTTATCTTTTACGATCTTATACACTTGTTTTAACTCATCTGTTGATAAGCGTTTGAAATCAAAAGACCTGATAGCGTAGATGAGTTTCTTGCGAAAATTCTCTTCTTTAACACCTGATATTTCCTTTTCTGTTGGAACAGATATACTTTTCCTATCCCATATATCGTCACCACATTGCCAGCCCGAATTTCTTCTATATCTAGCGTTATCAACAACAATTTGAGTCTTTGTCACTTTATCAACCTTGGCGATACGTCTGTAATACATACCTGTAACTAGTACATCATCACCAACAACCAAATCTTTAAGCTCTTTCATTACTCACCTCCTTTCGTAATCAAGTCAAACAACTCATCTATAAATATCCAATCAGACAAATGGAATATATTGACTTGCTCTTCCCACATTTCTTGATATGTATTGCAAGTGGTTTTATCAAGCTCATCGTTCATGTCGTAGAGCTTTCTATTACCGAATTCTTTTGAGAACGCAAGAACCTTTCCGTTGTCGTTACGTGGAACTTCGCTAGCAGGGTGAAACATGTCCTTCAATAGCTCATTGATACCCCACTTAGCACCTAGTCCAATGGCTTCTTTGATGTCCTCTTTGTAGAACATTTCTTCCTTTTCATCATTGTTGAAGACTATCTCTTCACCATTAAGCAAGAATCTATCCTCGTAGATTTCTTCCTTTGCAGATTCTATTTTCTTATCGTCTATCATAATCAAATTGTTTTAAGAAAGTTGTAGAAATATTCAACAGCTTCCATTATTGTATCAAACTTTTTATCTAAGGAACTTTGTATACCATCTTTTTCAAAGGTAATATGAAGTTCTACTTTATCTTTCTCCCAAGTAGCATTGCTAATTCTCCAGTATCGGAGGTTATCACTCTTAACTACTTGATTGAAATCTATAGATGGGACAGATGTCTTTCCTCCTATTAATTTCCCTATATCCATATCTAGCCCTCCACATCTTCAGTTGTACCTAATAAATGCTCATTGCCTTCGTAAGGAATACATTGCCTCCAACAACGACCTTCTATGGATACGTAGTGGCTTTCTTCTTTATAACTAAAGAAACTTGCTTTCCACCTCTCTGCATTAATATCTCTAATTAACACCTTATCAAATGGTTTCAGTTCAACCTTTGGCTTCAAATCCACAATCTGTTTCTTCTCAGCATCCCAAGCCTTGCCTTCCTTTTCGAGAGCGTCAAAGAGAATTATTTGTTGAGTCTCTGTGATAGGCTGTATATGCTTGTCTTCAAATGATAACCAATCATCAAAATTCAAGGTGCTCATATCATTTAATACATAATATTCCAGCTTCTTAGATAAATAGTCTATACTTTTGACTATACCATAAGTAAGATACCCCATACCCGAGATACAAACAATGTCCCCATCCTTAAACTCTGGCTGGGTTTTCTCAATCTCCAAGGTTTCACGATTGAGTTTACTACCCAATTTTTCTTCGATGGTGTTGATGTAGGTCTGAGCTTCTTCTTTGTTTGCTTTGTTGAAATCAGAAGTTAGTAATCGTTCTTTTTCATAGAACTGTTCTGTATCATTATTCTCTTTCCAAAGATAATATTTCCCTACGAAAGAGCAATATGTACCATCGACAAATCTTTCAAATATAATATGTACATCCCCATCTTTATTAACCAAGACATCGCCTTTCTTCCATGCGAACTTAGACCAATCACGCATTTCCTTTGAAGGGAATAATAACGGCTCTGATCCATCGTAATCATAGAATCTGCCACTACTTAAGAATAGTGATGTTCCTCCATGATGTTCCACAGCTATATAACCGCCACTTACATGCGAAAAAAATACTTCACTAAACAAAGGAGAATATAGCTTCGTATTTGCTGGCTTATCCTTTAGGATTTCCACTATATTAATCTCAGTTTCCATAACTAAACCAATTTTTGCGTTAAACAATACTGGTAGTAACTCATACTACCAACGTTTTTTGATATTTTTGGCAACTCCCCATCATAAAGAGTGACTTTCAAGCCATCAATGAAATCAGCATTCTCAGTTGATACCTCGGTATTATGCTCATTCATAAACACCTTTTGCGCTGTCGTAGAATGGCTTTCTGCTCTCAGCTTACCGAGTGAACGCCAAACCTGCTTGCGATGGATGAACAATCCATGCAAAGGAATAGTTCTTACTTCTACTTTTGTTCCCATAACCATTAGCTTGCTTTATATAGATTGAACCATACCTTGTTGCTCTGCTTATCCTTATAAACATTACCTTCAAGGTCAAAATAAACACGCCTCTTTTGATTGAACTTCTTTATCATTGGCTGATTATCTTTGTATGTAGTTACATCATACTCAACCAATGAAGAACCACGTTCATTCTTTGTTGGAGGATAACCTGATTCTCGTATGAAACGTACCTCAAACTCTTTATTTCCAATTTCAAAATTTGCTGTAGCCATAACCTTTATTTTATACTTTATACATTTATTCTCTATCTAAATAAAACGGGGAATATCGCAATACTCTCATTTCTCTTCTCATATAAATCTCAGCTAAACGAGCAGCTTTATAAAGCTCAATATATGGCTTATCTTTGAGATATTGAATAAATTCGACAACAGAATATTCTTTCTTTTCCATAACCTTAACCATTTAAAGATGATAATAACTATTTGATACCCTTGCGCCCAAATCGAAGCATCCCACTGCATCCGGCTTTAAGAAGCGTTTCTCTAACTTCTCCAAAGCCACTTTATACTTCTGCTCCATGTGCTTGCAATGAAGTCTCTGAGCTAATTTAAGTTGCTCGACAACACCCTTGCGAGCAACTCTATATTGTTTATCGGACATCATAGCCTTATTCGTTCACATTGTTGATTACTTGCTCTTGACCTTGCTCATGCAAGTTGTCAAAAGCGTCTTCTATAACTTTGGCTGTCTGATCGCCATTAAGGTTCTCCAGCATTTCGCCAACTACCTCTACCATCTTATCTATAGGTAAGGAACAGAACTTATCAACTAAGAAGTTCTTCTGCTCGTTGATGGTCATATCATCAAACAACTCCGATAAATCTACTTCAACTTTATAATCTGCCATAATCTTAATCGAAAATATGATGGTTCAACTTTCTCTTTCTGAGGTTTCTCTTAATCACTTCCATATCCTTGTGGTCGTTAGTGTGGTCCGCAAGAAGCTTGATGATTTCATAGATGTCATTTGCGTTATCCTCCAGGTTGGCGCAAATATTCTCATCACCGAAGAAACTCTTATTAAAGGGTTTCAAATGGAAGTAGTACTTTTTGGCTGCATCCTGCATTTGAGTGTAGTGCATCTTCTGCTCTTGCTTGTAGCGAACGCTTAACAGCCTAAACATGCCCTGCTCATCCTTGATGAGCTGATCTAATACATCTGTTACCATTGCAATCAAACAGCCATTGACCTGCAGGCGTTGAATAATCTTTTCCTGCTTCAAGCCAGATGTTACACCAAGCTCTGAGAGTGTAACCTTCAAATCGTTTACTGTAACTTTCTCTTTTCCCATTGTCTTACTTTTTAATTATCAAACCATAAACCTGCATATCTCCATTCCCAATGAAGGCAAGTGTCATTAGGCTTCTTGCCTTCACTATAGCATATCTCGGAAGCTATGCAATTACTACATATATGCTTCATAATCATGGAAGTTTAGATACCAAATAATCTATCTCCTTATCCGTAAGCTCCAAATCGTTCTTACGCTTGAACTTGATGATGGCATCTACTCCGACCTCGCCTTTAACCAACTGATAGATGGCATCCTCATCAAATCCCTTATCTAGGTCCTTGATAAGTTCCATTCCTAAATCATAGATTTTCTGTTGAATCTCCTTTTTGAGGTCTGCGTTAATTCGCTCTAAAGCTTCTGCTTTTTGACTGAATCCGCATCCGCCCTCAATGGCGAAGTCGTTACTGATGTTCTGACACATCTGATCAATGTCCTTGCTACCGAAGAACTGAGCGAAATAGGTATCGCCCTTCAAGGACTGTAGAATATCAATTTCTTCTTGCTTAGTCATAACTAATCCTCCTTATCTAACTTATCGTACTCCTTACGTAGCTCTGCAATCTTATTTGCAAAGAAGAACATTGTCTCTTTCAAAAGCGAAAGCATGTCTTTATGATTAAGGATGTCGCCAACCGCAGTGTAGTACTTAAGGTTTTCGTTTGTTTCCAGAAGATCAAAGCTGCCGAAGCTTGCTACATTGGTGTCAAATGACTCTTCCTGGAAGTTACCTACCTTTGCTTGGTAGCGAATCACCATCATGTCTCTTCCTACTCCTTTCAAATTTAAATGAGCGATAAGTGACTTGTAGCCTACGTCAATACCTCTACCTCCCAATCAGGACAAACAGAAATAATGTCTCTGATTTTCTTTGTGGCTGACTCGAACGCATTCTTAATGTTCTTTCTAACCTCTTCCTTCTTTGTCTCGACTGAATTATTCATAATCTTTATAATTTTAATTGGTTCAACTTGCAAGGTAGGCTCTGAATAGTCAAAACTACTACCTTTTATCTATATGCAAAGGTACGAAAAATTTTTGATATATGCAAATTTACCAACGATTATTTTAGTTAAAAATACTAAAAACACTAAATATATGCGAATATATCTGTAATTTTGCCAAATCAAAACTTCGAAGATTATGATAGATTTTAATGAACTTTTTAAAAGAAATGACGTTGGCAGCATCATAGGAGAGCTGAAACAACGCGTGTTGGATATTCCACTTTGGAGTACCCTGTTATCTGAGTATGAGCCTATGCTCCATGAAATCGTAGAAGACCACGTTGGCAGACAGGACAGAACGCTTGATGACGGAGTGGTAGAAAAGGCAGCTAGATTACCTATCGGATTGGAGAAACTTCTTACAAGAAGAATCTCTGAGTTCACAATGGCTATACCGGTCAAGCGTGTATATACGTATGATCAGGCTGACGAGGAACTGAAGACGATTGTGCGTGCAATCGAGAAAATCTACACCTGTGCACACATTGATGCCGTGAACATGCACAGAGCAAAGTGCTATTACGCCTCTTGCCAGATGTTCACACTTTGGTACACGCAGAAGAAGCCTAACAAGCTCTACGGCTTCGACAGTCAGTACAAACTGAAATGTAAGACATTCTCTCCAATGGACGGAGTTGACATCTATCCTTACTTTGATGAGTATGACGACTTGCTTGCTCTGTCATTCGAGTATAAGCGTAAGGTTACTGACACAGAGCACACCTTCTTCGAGACCTATACCGCAGACCATCATTACAAGTGGGACCTGTCTTCAGACGATGAAGAGTCCGGATGGAATTTAGTGGATGAAAATGAGATTTCTATCGACAAGATTCCAGCCGTTTTCTGGTACCGGCACAAGCCATGCTGGGAAGGATTGAAACCTATACGTGAGAATATCGAGTACACCATTTCCCGAAACAGCGATGTTGTGGCATACAATTCCGCTCCTGTCTTGAAGATTGCCGGTGCCATCGTTGGAATGGAGCGAAAGGGAGAGAGCAAAAGGGTATATAGAGTCAGCGAAGACGGCGATGTTAGCTACGTGTCTTGGCAGCAGGCTATCGATGCTCTTAAGTATCACGTTGACACTCTCGTCAAGCTTTTCTTCATGCAGTCTCAGATGCCGGACATCAGTTTCGAGAATATGAAGAGCCTTGGAAATATCGGCTACGATTCAAGAAAGACACTCCTCATGGATGCTCATCTTAAGATAGGAGAGGAGACTGGTGCCTGGATTGAAGGCTTTGAGAGAGAGGCCAACGTCATAAAGGCGTTCCTTTCCAAGATGAATACGAAGTGGGCAGCTAGAATGGATGAGATTACTGTAGAGCACATCATCACTCCATTCATCCAGGAGGATGAGAATACTCAGATTGACAAATGGCTTAAGGCTAACGGCAACAAGCCTCTCGTCAGCCAGAAGGAATCTATCCAACGTGCCGGTCTTTCCGATGATCCTGACAAGACTTTCAACGAAATTCAAGGAGAAGAGGAAGTAGAGGCCACAAGAACAGCAGCTTCTATGCCTAACTTATTCTCGGAGGAATAGCCATGAGAAAGAAGAAGGAAGAAGAAAAGCTTCACTTTTGCCGTGAATGTGCTCATGCTACTGACTTCCATAGTATGAGCCTTAAAGGTCAGCCTATCCTAGCCAAATGCCCATATCAGAAATGGAGCGTTCTTCTCAACTGGGATTGCTGCAAACACTTTAAAATGAAATTGTATGAAAAAGCCAAAACTGCCTAATCAGAAAAAGGCATATAAAGACCTTGGCAAGAGACTGAACGCTTATACCCGGAAAATCATTTCCATCTATGAGACTCTTGCCAAGGAGTCTGCTAAAATCGCCACCTCCACCGACTTCGATGGGGATGGCGAGTTCTCTTTTGATGATTACCCTAGAACAGAAAGGAAGGTGAACGCCTTATTGGATTACTATTCAAACAATATGCAGGCATTGGTCTATAATGGCATATCGGACGAATGGAAGAATAGTAACACCCTGCAGGACCTACTTGCCAAAAGGATAATCGGCACCTTTACTAAGAAGATAGCGGACGCAAAGCAGAAAGCTTACTTTGAGCACAACAACGCGGCAAAGAAGGCTTTCATGGAGAGAAAGATTAAAGGTCTAGGTCTTTCAGAAAGAATATGGAACCAGAGAGCTGATGTAAAGGAGGCTCTGGAGAAATCTCTGTCTGTTGGAATAGAGAAGGGTATGAGTGCTGTTAAACTCAGCAAGAAGGTCAGCAAGTACCTTAATGATTATCCGTCACTTGCCAAAGCCTATAAGAAGAAATACGGCAAAGCCATAACCATTCAGAACTGCGAGTACAGAAGCGTGCGTCTGGCACGTAACGAGATAAACATGGCCTACCGTTCTGCCGAGCAGGAAAGATGGGCTAGGATGGACTATATTAAAGGCAAGGAGATAAAGACAACCAACAATCCTAGCCATAAGCACGATATGTGTGATTTGCTTGCAGGTGTCTATCCGAGTTATTTTCCTTGGGTTGGTTGGCACGTGAATTGTATGTGCTATGCCATCCCGGTAATTATGAGCGAAAAGGAGTATTGGAGCGGTAAACAACCAAGCAATGCTATGCCTAAGAACTTCACAAATTGGGTGGATGACAATAAAGACAAGGTAAGGCAATCATCCTATATCACTCAATATGCCAAGGTTGAGAAAACACAGAAAAAGAAGACTGTTCGCGTTCCATCAGTATCGAATGAGACAAAAGCTAAACTCACAAAGTCAATCAACGAATGGGCAACAGAGAATCTGAAAGAAGTTCAGATAAACGAGAAAGAGACGGCAAAGAGGCTTTATTTGTTCTTGGGTGAGAAAGAAATAATCATGAATAAGAAGTTCCTTACGGAGACATATTCTAAGAACATCAATAACTCTCATCTGCCCGATACGATACAAGTTGCCTTGAACATAAAGGATTGGCTTCCTAACGGAAAGTTCGTTAGAAAAGAGCAAGGCAAACACCACGATTGCTTCTTCAATGTCTATCAAGCTGAATATAAAGGAAAAAAAATCGAGTTTAAGACAAAACTCACCGATGGCGAAATTTTATACACGATGAGGTTATTGAAATAAAAAGAGGATTGGGGTCCTTCCGAAGTCTGCGCCCGAAGGCCGACGTGTGAACGGCTCACCCAATCCTTTATCTTTCTCCTTTACCGCTGCAAAGGTAATATTTTATTTTGGAAAATCCAAATCTTTTTCCGAATTTTAATTGGTTCAAGCCCTCGCTGGTGCATTTAATGTCTTGTAAGCCTCGAAAGCCAATGTGCTCACGTGCTCACTGATGGTGGTGGAGATTGTCATAATGTCTCCCATAAGGAGCATCGTCTCTCCCTTTCCGACCTCTGTGATGAGACTCAAAAGGCAGTTGATTTCATCCTTAAGCGTCTCGGCTTTCTTCATCAGCGGTGTTGGTGGCTCAACCTTGACCTCTTTCTTCTTCTCACCGGACTGAGAAGCAATACACTTCTCAACAGCCTTCGGCACTCTCGGCTTCGGGAGGTTGCAGATGATGTTCTTCTCCTTCAATGCGAGAAGCCAGCGTCTGCCTCGCTCCGTCCAAAGAGGTCTTCTTGTGTACTTGCCCTTGATGACGTGGGTAGTTACCTCGGTAAGCTGATAGGTGGAGTAGGGACTTGTCAGCATCCACTCATAACCCTGGTTGAACGCAAGGCCAACCTCCTTCAGCTCTTCGTACAACTTCTGTGCGCTGCTCATGCCCAACTCCTTCGCCATCTGCGTAGTGGAATAGACACCCTTTGTCATGTCGCACTTCTGCACTCTCTTGAAGCACTCATCGATTCTCTCCTGGAGATCACCGGTGATTTCCTTCTGTCTTGTTAACCACTCCTGGTCCTTTTTAACTTCGACCAGCATTTCCTTTGCGAACTCTTTCAAGCTCATGTCTGCGTTTGTTGCCATAGTCTTTTAATATGCAACCTTCAAGCTCATTTAATAAAGAAGGGCAGCCGCTCGTTACGCCCTGAAAAGACTCCTTGGGAGACCAGCGTCCCGGTCTTAATTCCCTCGGCAGGTAGTAACTCACAGTTGCCCTATATAGTAGGCTCTTAGACAAAATTACTACCTTCTATCTATATGCAAAGGTACGAATTTTTTGTCAAATTACCAAATTCTTTAACCTAAATTACGAATTTAATTCACTGTAAATCAACTTGTTACAAGCTATCTATATGTTTCTTGGCTTCAGCTAATCCAACACCCTTCTCATCCATATATAACTTAACAGCTTGAATAACTTTCTTCGATTGTACCATCTCTCTCAGCACAGAGTCCAAATCATCCTCTCGTGGCTGCTCGACATTGATTTCTGTTGGCTGAACGTTACCACCGCATCTATCAACCTCATCGATGATTACGTTTACGATATCTGCAATTTCCTGTGCAATTTTAAGTCCATTCCTATAGATGTAGCCTTCAGTTCCGTTACTCTTGATAGGCTTTCCTTCTACAGTCATGTTTCTTGCGTTGAAAGTGTTTATGAGTAATGAAGGAGAATTTACATCTCTAAGCAAAATCTTAACTTGAACCAGAGATACCACAGAAGCTTGCTTGCTTCCACCAGATAAGCCTCCGACTATAGCTCCTGCACTTCCAGCAACAGCTCCACCGACGATAGCTCCACCAATAGTGCGAATTGTTGATTTCTGATGAATCGTCTTTCCGTTATCTATCACCTCTACCTTAATAATGTCATTATAAGAAATGGTTTTTTGTGTGATATGATTTGAATAGAAAATCTTCTTTCTATTATTATCGATCATAAAGACAAATTGATTGTTTATACCAATGACTTTCTTTGTAGGTGTAAAGTCTGATACCGAATTGATTATTTTTTCAAGTTCCTTCCCTTGATTTTTTGTTTGGTTGCTCTTCCAACATACTTGAATGATTGCTGCGACAAATATAAGTATGACAATAAAAATAAATGTTCCCATATGATGCGCCCGTCATGCCGGTAGCTAAGCTTTAGTTAATAATCCGTCTATCAGATTAATAACGCATCATATGATACTTTATTGTGTTGAACCAAAAAAAATCAGCTAATATTTTTGAGTTCCTTTTCTCGCCATGCATTCAGCTGGCGGTACTCATTGAAGTCTTTGTAGTGCTCGACCTTACCGTAAAGCTTCGGGTGGTCCATCATCTTGTCAATCATTTCATTGGAGAACTCGTGATATCCGAACTCATGGTCTCCCTGGACGGAACCCATTCCCTGGCTTCTCGACGGCTTGTAATTATAGGTAAAATTGATTCCTCCCTCATAGGAGTATCTAGCAAGACTGTATGACAGGAACTTACCATCCTTTCTTAAGATGTACCCATAAGTCTGTGTCAAGCTAATGACGCGATATCCCAGTTTCTTGATTTCCTCCAGATTGTCTTTCATACGCATCATGCTAATGTCCTCTGAAAAGCGCACATTTCTTACATTGAACTCGCTGTGTGAATTGATGTGCAAATTGAGCATGTCGATATCCCAATCATCCGGGTATATGAATTTTACCAATCTCTGCAGCCCTCTCTTATAGTTAATAAGAACCGCAAGAGTTGACTTTGGCTCATAATTTCTCTTAATCTTAACCTTTACTTCCATAGTTATTTCTCCTCGAATTTATAGTTTGGGCAGCTTCTCTTGTTTGCCATCGCAAGCAGTACCGGGAACAGCAGACCGTGCCTGCAACCATTTCCGTGCTCGTCAGCAGCCTCGCAAGAGAAGCAGCCGTAATACTCGTTAATATTTAATGCTGCCATTATTCGTAATCCCTAATGTTCAACAATACTGGGAATCTCGGCACTCCAGCGTCAGAAAAACCTTGATGCTGAACAGTCGCCGCCATACCTATCAACTCTTCCTTGTCGGCTAAGTATTGAGCTCTGAGTGACTTTGAACCTACCGGGCGGGCACAGAACTCGTACTCTCCACACTTCAGTTTGAATATCGCGGTACCTGCATCATTGCCCTCCGCTTCCAAAACATCGACCACCTTGAACTCCGTCGTGTCGAACGATTTCAGCTTCATAAGGTCATTGCTTCTGCCCTCGGTATAGGTTCCATTTGCATTTCTGATAATGGCACCCTCGTAACCGGTGGAAACGAATATCTTGTGCCATCGCTTGATGTCCTTCTCTGAATGGGCAACGAAAGTCTGCGTAAGGTACACCGGTCCATTTGGATCAATGGAAGCAAACTCCTCCTGCAGAACTTTCCATCTAGCAGAAAAGCTTCCCGGAATCTGTGCATCGTAGATAACCATACGTAGCTTGTCAGTCATAGCAGAACGGCACTTGACAGCAGAGCATATCTGCTGGAAGGTCAATTCCTGGTGGTTGTATATCTCCCCATCCAAAGGAAGCATACCGCGGTGTTTCTCTCCCCAAGCCTTAATCTGAGGAACATCATATTCCTTACCACCTCTCGATGTGAGGTGAATCTCTCCGTCTTCTCCTTCATGAAGGATGCAACGAACTCCATCGTACTTAGGCTGGGCGAAGCAAGGAAACTTCGTCTGTGACGGATAATATCTTGTTGCTAACATTGGTTTCATACGCTACTTAATATCTGAGGTTATTTTAATTCTCAATGGAGTACCATTCACTCTGTGCGTGACGAAAGACTCCAGGTCCGTATAGAAGCTACTGTAGCACTCTACACTAGAGCTTTCTACTTCAATGGTGATAATTTTTTTCATAGCCATTTCCCGTATCTTCTGTGAATCTCATCGTAAATGTAGGCTCCGCTCGTATGCGAAGCACTGAACATTAAGATGATGTCATTATCTACCTTAATCTGACTTGTCCTGACAACCTTATCGTTCTTGACGTGGTCGCAATAGACCGTGTTGCAGGAGTGATATAGGCACATCGTGCGCCCATATCTGTCAGTTCCTATATTCTCTTTGTACATGGATAGTCCTCCAAATCTACATCAAAAGCAGCCTTAATAACACCCTTGATGTCCTCTGTGAAACCGCAAATTCCGTTATACTCCAGCCAATGATCCAGCAACTCCGTGTTAGTCATTTCGGCTACTTCACTCTCACTATACTCTGCCTCTTCTACGAGGTACTTCATCAAATCATTCTTATCCATATTACTTGATTTTATTGATGTCACAAACTAATACATTACCTACTATTACGTCTCTGATGCCTGCTATGTTCACAAGCATCGTGGCGTTCTCGTTCTGAGGAAGGTCGTAAACCTTGCCTTCCTCATTAACTACCATTACCTGCGACTTGCTGAGTCGGACCAACTCGATGTGGCCACCTACAAATCCCCTCAACTCCTCCAATGAGAAATCCGTTCCGTTGGATGGCTCCACATTCTTCTGGGCGCCATCCGTGAATATTACTGTTGACAACATAGGCTAATCATTCTCTTTGCATTGTTAATAGAAGATGTCTGTGTCTGACCATCGATATAGACGTATCTCTGACCGAACACATCCTCGAAAACTTGTATGATGTGCTTCTTGTATTTGAGAAGCTTAGTTTCAAAAAGACCGTTCATAATCTTTATAATTTTAATTGGTTCAACTTATAAGGTAGGCTCTGGATAGTCAAAAGTACTACCTTTTATCTATATGCAAAGGTACGAAAAATTTCTGATATATGCAAATTTACCAACGATTATTTTAGTTAAAAATACTAAATTATAATGCACTGATATTCAAGCAGTTAAGGCGCTTACTCTCACGAGCAAACGCCTAGCTAACATAGTAAAAAGAAAATTACAAGAAACCGCCACGTCTGAGCTGTGCATCGGTAGCATTGTTAAGCCACTCCTCGCACTTCTCTATGATGCCCGTACAAGCGTCCGGTGCATCATCGTGAGCGTTATATCCTTCCTTTCTGTAGGATTTCATATCGTGGGCGAACTCCGGCCACAACTGTTCCCAATTAGAAGGGAAAACTAGTTTATTGTTTACCTCGCTGGAGCGAGTGAAGATTCTAATCTGTTTGTTCTTCGATTGCGTGAACGTTACGAACTGGGTGATTCTGTTTCCGTGTTCCCTTGTTATGCGCTCGACATTGCGGGCATAAGAGCGGCCACCATTGTTACTTTCAACGAAACACACGTCTGTCTGATTGCGCTTAACCATATTGGCTTGCGCTGGTTCCGTATATTCCATTGGTCGCTTGGTGTATAGAACATCGGTAACATAGTAGCCGTCATCGTGTGCATCGAAACATATAGAGCAAAGGAAGTCGAAACCGGTATCTGCCGAGTCGGTGTAGTTGCCAATCATTCTTGCATACCTTCTGTCCGGCAGCTCATCGTATGTTCTGAAGGCATGGTACATAAGACCTTCCATAGGGGTAGGGTTCTGCATGTACTGTGTCTCGAATACGAACTCGCTGGCATGCTTGATTTTATACAGCTCCTCCAGCGTATGCTTCCACGGCCACAAGGCTCTCTCCTTTCCGTCCTCGTCTGTCTGTATTACCGGGAGGGAGACAACTTTCCACTCATTTGGCTCAATCTCTTGAAGGTAACCGCACAAGTCGTGCTCATGCAACCTCTGCATGACGATGATAATTGGCGTATGACGTGAGTTTACACGGTTACGGATGGTTGTCTCGAAACGTCTGTTGATAGACTCTCTGACGTTATCGGACAAAGCATCGTCCGGTCGTAAAGGGTCATCGATAACTATGGCTCCCGAAAAGTGACCGGGGTTGAACGTAGCCATAAACTTATCCATGTTCTTTATGTCTTCTTCGGTCCAGTCTGGCTGACCTGCACCAAAACCTGTGATCTGACCCAAGGTAGATGTAGCATACTCACCACCACCTGCCGTTGTGCTCCATTTTGATCTTGTGTTATCGTTCTTTCTGATTTTGACATTCGGGAATAGTGTTTGAAAATATGTGGAAGTTATCGTGTCCTTGACTGCCATTGAATTGTCCTGGACGAGACTTCCGGAATAAGATATATGAAGAAACTTTGAAGCAGGGTTCAGCGCAAGACCATATGCGATAAACATCTGTGAACACAATAGTGTCTTTCCGTAACGAGGGCTGATATTGATAATCAGCTTATTCGTCTTTCCCCTTATCACATCCATGAGCGCATCACATATAATCCTGTGATGTTCGCCTATTACATACTCACGTCGAGCAGTATAGGCGAACATCTTAGTAGTGAATTGCAGCAGGGACGATGCCACTAACTGCTTATGAAGAAAACGTTGTTTCTCAAAGTCCATTTATCTTCTGTAATTCTTTAATATCATCCAAGGACAGTTTAGGGAACTTGAAGTCCTCGCCATCCTTGCCAGTTACTTCTTGAATATGCTTGTCTGCCAATCCGTTGAGCCTTGCAACAATGCTGGAATCAAACTGATGAAGCATGGCACCATCAATCTGCTGGGCCATCACGACATTCTCAATCTGTGTTATCACCTGCTCAAAGCCTGGTCTCTTAAGATTACCTCTCTTGAAATCCGCCCATTTCTGAACGATGCCACAGAAAGCACAAAATCCGACAAGAGTATAGGCTCTTCTGAAAACCCTTACCTCTTGTCTCATGGAATTTGTGGATTTGCCGCTGCCGCCTGCAATGGAGTTGCTACCAGTCTTTTGCTGCCAAGGGTCATTTTCAACATCATCACAGTAAGCTACAAACTTATCCCATAATTCCTGAGAAGACTTAATCTTGTATGGTCTTCCAACAGGATTGGGGATTCTATGTACGAAAGACTTTACTTTCGGCTGTGATGATTCATCTGTCATGGCTTCTTAACTTTTACTAGTTTACCGCAAGCGGAACAATTATACTCATAATACTCTGAAGGCTTGACCTGGACATTCTCCTCAATGCCCTTCATTTCCTCCTTGAACTTCTGGTCCTTCTGGGCTTCCGTTACGACCTTCTTAGCCGTATGGTTAGTCTCAGCCTTTGAAGGTGCTGCCGCAGGCTTCTGTTCCTTTGGCTTAGCGTTGAGTCCAAGCATACCGGCAATGCTCTCATCGAAAGCAAACTGAATGCTGTTAGGATCACCGAGATAGGAGAGCTCCTTGCGAAGCTTCTTCTCGTTCCAAGTGGCAAACTCGGACGTCTTGTCATCAGCGATTCTATACTGCTTAATCTGCTCATCAGTCAGATAGTCAACACGGATGCAGGGAACCTTATCCATTCCCAATGCCTTAGCAGCCTTATACACACCGTTACCGGTTACAATCACATTGTTCTTGTCAACGGAAATAGGCTGAGTGATGCCGAAATCCTTGATGGACTGCATGATTGCCTGTACTGCCGTCTCGTCGGTCTTGTGCGAACCGTCATGAGGCACGATACTGTCAATAGGTAACTCAATTACCTTGTCATTAATCTTAATCTCTTCCATACCTGTTAATCCTCAATTTCTATTGTTTCCATATTTCCGCAATATGGGCAAACGACCTTCATATAATGTGAACCGTCCTCGCGCTCTTTGAGAACGAACAAATCCTTGGCAGGGTCCTCCTCCTCATCATCTGAAGAAGCTTCCTCGCTTTCGCCAGCCTCTTCATTGGATGGAGCCTCGAAGTTCTCCTCGTCAACCTGAGAATAGTCATCCTGGAAGCCACCATACTCTTCTGCCTGCTGGTTGATGCTGTCGAGGGAGAAGTTGAGCATCTGGTTGATATCCTCAAAGAAGAATGCCTGCATATCGGTAGGAACCTCCATGTTGCGCAATTCCTCCAAAAGCTGGTCTTCATCAAAGGAAGATTTCTCTGCCAGCTTGTTATCGAGGATGCGGTACTTCTTTGCCATTTCGTCGTCCATATCCGAGTAAACGACAGGAACGAACTCCATACCCAACTGGTAAGCGGCCACGTATCTTGTGTGACCGGCAATGATTACACCTGCCTTATCAACGAGGATAGGCTTAACGAATCCAAAACGCTTGATACTCTCCTTCGTAGGCTCAACCGCATTCGTGTTGTCACGAGGGTTGTCATAGTAAGGAAAGATTTCACTGAGCTTAACTGACTTTACTTTCATTTCTTATCCTCCTTCTTCTTGGCTGTCTCTCTTGCTACGCGTCTCTCGTCGACAACCTTTTCGATAGCCGCATTATACTTATAGCTCTTGAAAATCTTGGCGAAACCGGTAACATACTTAAGTTTTACAAGCTCTTTCTGCTCCAGACCTACCTTTTCGCAAATCTCACGCTCAGACACACCATCTCTGAGCATATTGAAGACGATGTTTACCATTCCATCTACAGAGTGACTTCCACGGGCACGATTGTGTCTTACGGTTGATGCCATACGCTGGTCGATGTCCTTGTCTAGAACTACGATAGGCAGCTTTCCGCCACATCGCTCATTGATGTCCGCAAACTTGCGAATAACGAGGTTTCTGTGGAAACCGTCGATGATTACATACTTCTGCAGCTTCTCGTCCCAAATAGTAACGATAGGCATAGTGTAACCGTCTTCCCTCACGGATGTATAGAGAAGACGCATTTCCTTATCTGCCACATGGTTAGGGTTGTAGTTGTTGGCTACAACCATATCCTTGTCAACCCAAAGCACGCAATCTACAGGGTTGACTTTCTCCGGAGATAAGGAACTGATATACTTTCTGAGGTCGTTCAAAAACTGCACCTTATCCTTGGCAGCATCAAACTCCTTCTTGATGTTCTCTTGAAGATTCATATTCCTTATTAGCTTTTTCTATTTTAACATAATTGTCGCTCAAATACTGACGCAAAGAACGCTCTACGCTCTGAATGCGCTTCATTCCGAAATCTTCCGCAATGACGCAGACAGCGCTGGTATAACCAATCTGATGTATTACGTAATCAATGCACTCCTGGCAATGACCGGCTTTAGCTACATTTCTCTTCTTGGCGGAACGGTAGCCTTTCTTGATAGTCTCCGCATTCTTCTTGTCTTCACAAAGATTGTCTGCGAGATAATCAACGTATTCATCCCAATCCTTGAAATAAGGTGGCAAGTTGTAGCAGTATGTTGCCACTTCGTTAAAGACGTGTACAGATGTATTGACGTTTGCCACTCTTCGCACCAGCTTGTCGTAGAACCATGGATCCACTTCCTTAATGAAACCTAAGTCGTGGATAGCCTGCTCATGAATGAGGGAACTTACTCGGCACGCTCTCAGCGGCTTCTGCGTGAACTGATAGTTATAGAGCTTACAGTACGGAAGCTTGTTGCTGAAGATGTAATACCATACATCATAAACCTTCCAATCCCAAATAGGGTAGAGTACCAGACTTCTCGGCGTGCCGTCTTTATAATATCCGCCACCACCTCCCCATGTAATACCTGGAAGGCACTCGCCTCTAGTAAGACCCGACAATCGTGCCGGCGACTCCTCGATACGGACACCACCTAAAGTTAGATAGTCTTTGCCGAAGAGCATTCTGTGTACCTGATCAAGGGTCTTGGAGAAATACTGATTGTGCGGAATCTCCAAATCACCATAAGAATCTGGTTCCTTCTCACGAATCCACTTTTCTCCAGGCCCCCATACATTGAACCATTCTCCCTTTGAGGCATTCCATTCCTGGAAGTATGACTGAATCCAATATGGCTCAACCCACGGCAAGTGCATGATGTATCGTATGTACTCGATAGTCATTGGAGTCTCTGCCTCTTGGTCTAGGAAGAGGACGGGAATCTTTTCAATTCCCATCTCCTTCATAACCTCGTGCGCAAGGTTGAGAACCACGGTAGAGTCCTTTCCTCCCGACATCGTCACGACAATCTTACGCTTACCATAAAACTCCCGAAAGATGTATCTGAATCTTTCAAGAGCTGCCTCATAAACGTTTTTGTCACTGTAAAATATCATTTCTTTCTATTGTTTAATAATACCTTGTCGCTGGAATTACTGAAATGGGTGTCAAGGTAATTCTTAAGCCTACCCATCATTTCATTATTGTTGTGGCCGCGAGCGGCATTGTGCATGATTGTTGCATATCTCAACTTCTCTTCGTCGAAATCAACAAAGCATACAGGAACCATCTCATATCCGATGACGCAGGCGGCGCGGTATCTGTTCTCTCCGTCAACAATCTGCATCGTCGAGCGGTTGACAACGATAGGCTGAGTAAATCCGAAATATAGCAACGATTTGATGAGAAGGTCGAAGCTGTCTGCATCATGCGTGTTAGGGTTATAGTCATTCGGATAAATGTCATCAACCTTGACGTATTCAATATGCAGCGGCTTCACCTGCTCAACCTCGATATTGTCCTTCGCCAATTTCAAGGCTAGATTTTCCTTAGAGTTTTTTGTATTCATCGAGAAATTCCTTGTTTACGATTTCCTTAACCCAATCCTTGCTTGACTTAGCCAAATAAGGATTTTTGAACTCACTCTCCCAATCTACAGACTCTACATCAAACTGGTTGTCGTAGGTCTTGCTGTTTCGAGGAATGCCACCTACGGCGCCTGGATTGTTGAACGTGCTTCTGTATGCACCGAAATGCTGAACCAGACCGGGAACGATAGCGTAAAGGTCGATACCCTTTGCCTGAAGGTATGCCTTAAGGCGCGAATCATCATAACGTGTCTGATCATCCGTCATCTTGTTTGAAGTTTCAACAAAGTCCTTGGCTAGGTCATTTGGATATACGCTAGCCTGCAGCCAGAAATTAGTCTTTGTAGAAATAACGTGCTTGCCCTTTGCGTAACAATCAGTATAGTCACCATTTGTAGGATTGTAGAAACTGATAACATTGTTTTCGGGAGCAAAAGAGAGAATATGTAAAATCTTGGCAAGAATGTTGCGGTCAAAGGTAATGTCATCGTGGATAATCATGCGATGGGTTCCTTCCGCTACCTCTTGCGTCAACGCTTGGGAATAATTGTCCCAAAGACCCTTACCTCGGTCCATAGAGATACTGACAGGAATACCATAAGGCTTCGTGCTGGTCTCTATCAACTTCTTAAGGTATTTGCCCTCACGTTCTCGCTTCGGAACATTGAGGATGATAATCTGAGAGAGTTTAATCATATGCGTAATTATTTAGTTACTGTCCATTCTCCACCTCGCTTGGCTACCTTGCTTATGGCTACAGCCAAACGGTTTCTGTTCATATCGCTACCATAGAAAACCTTACCTGCGGCATAGGCTGCTTGGGCAACAAGTCCTTGACCCATGAAGAAGTCTGTGATAGAGCTGAACGGAACATCCTTACAAATCTTGAACACCGCATCCCATTCATCCATTCCCTGGAGTCCCCAGTCTTCTGCCTGCTTGGTGCCTTGGATAATCCAGCACTTGCAATCAGGCTTATGATAATAGGTGTTCTCGTAGATTTTTACATGAGGGAACAGCGATTCTACCATAGGAACCAACTGTTTCTTATTTCTGTAGAAGCACTCGACGAATAGTCTGTCCGGATTAATCTGCTCGATGCACCTCTTGATGTGGGCAACGAACTCGTCAAAATTATCAACCGGGCATTGCTTCTCCGCCTTGGTATAATACGCTTTGAGGACACCTTTACTTCCTGCCGGGTCGATGAATACACAATCGGCATTCTTTGAAAACTCCGGAAGCCCCAAAGTAATATCGGCAATGGTAATCTTGCTACCATTGCCTAAACTGTAAATCTCGCCTTCTGTGATGGGGTATTTGTCAATACTGCCATCATAACGCAAACCTTTCTGTGATGTCATACGCAATTTACTATTAAATAATTGTGATACTCTGATACATTTTCTTCACCAAAAAGACTGCACAAGACCTTCTTTGAATAGAAAAAATGTCTGAACTCTACATCGCATTTCTCGTAAGTGACTGGATGATACTTCTCCTTGTAGAACATCAAGAACTTACGAGCCTTACACTGTGATATAGCAAGAACAGCGTACCGGGAAAGATAAGATGGGGAACCGAACAATGCTACGATATTGTTGAAATTCCTGCAATCTAAACTCTTTCCGTCGAAAGGCTCACATACAACCCTATCCTTATAGGCTGGGTATTTGTTAGTGAACTGCTCCAACATTCCTTTACTAGGATCAATTCCTAGATATTCCTGTGGGTCGATTTCTGCAATCTCTGTCAGCAAGCCGGTACCACATCCGATGTCTAGGATTGAACCGCTGAGAGGTGGGAGCATTTGCCCCACCTCACGGTTCTCAACGAGACTCATTTCATCACGAAACAAAGTGTCGTACTTACTTGCTATTTTATCATACTGGGAATAATTCATTTTCTACTGTTGCCTGTTGCCAGGTGATTTTTTTACTTGAAATGGTTACGAAATTCTTGTGATTGTATATGTTACAATTCGGGAACATCGATTTCAACTGCATTCTGTCATAGGTGAAATGGTGCATTTCCTCGAACTCTGCAGGGGTGTAGTCATCCTTGTAGAACATAAGGCAATAATCCAAACCACTCTCGCCCAGTTTGCGGAGATACTGAGGCATGAAGTAGGAAGCGGTACCGAAGAGAGCAACAACAACGCTGTCTGCCGACATCCATTTCTTTATTGCCTCCTCAAAAGAAATAGTAGAACATCTTCGGAAAAAACCAGAGGTCTTCTCCCTGAACTGCTTGATTGCTTTCTTGCTAGGATCAACTCCATAATACATCTCCGGCTTTATCTTGGTGTAGGCGACGAAGTCTCCGTTTCCGATGCCTGCCTCGAAAAATCTTCTGTCCTTGAACGTGAACATGATAGATTTTGCCATCACGTCCATTTCCTGATTCGAATAGATTCGCGGTACCGGCCACTCCAGGAAGTCGAACTCGTTGAAAACCTTCTGTCTGTTCAAAATCCAAGTAGTCTCGAATGGGTCACCCATCGTCCAATACTTGTAACCATCAATGTAAAGGTAAGGGAAATTATACTTCCCCCATCTTTCATGGACTCCATTGTCTCGCTGTGCGCTGACGAAGTAATAGAACTCGTCGTTTGTCAATGCGCACTTGTCTCTGTGAATGTACTCATGAGGAACGTCTATCATTGAAGTGGCCCATTGCCACTTACAACGCTTGATGAACTCTCTGAGCTTACTGTAATCGTATTCCATCGCTGCAAATTTAATAAAATATTTAATGATTAAATACCTAAAATCTAAAATTAACTATATTTTAACATAAAATTGTGCATATATGCGGCTTGGATAGTCAAAAACACCGCAAAATAGGCTCTTCTCATACGCAAAGGTACGAAAAAATCTCGATATATGCAAATATATCAAACGAAAATTTTAGCCAAAAATACTAAAAATTACGCCGTTCTACTAGCCCTGTTCGGGAGCCTGGATTCTATCTGCCACAGATTATCTTTGATAAGCTTCAGAATGGTATCGTGAAAAGCGGAATTGATGTTTCCGTGGCCCTGGCATTGAACAACGGTAACATCGGCTAAGTTTACCTCGATTGTCTCCATACGCTGCCCGTTTACCTTGGCAGAAAGTATGAGGCAGTTCGGCTTTCTGTTCACATCGTAATAACCGTTCCTAAATAAACAGTGCCCCATTTCCTTGCCCTCTTCAAAGAACTCCTGGACGGACTTAAGAACCTGTATGTCTATGGCGCCATCCTTTATGTCAATGTCAAAGAACTGCTTTCTTCTGTCAACATATACATTAGCCATTGCTTCTGCCTTTTTCTTATTCTCCTCTTCGGCTTTAGCAGCTTGCTCCAGATATCTGAGTTGCATTTTCTCTTCCGCAATCAAACGCAACTTAGTCATTCTGTCCTCCATTTTCTTTTTCTTGTTGTCTGCTGCCTTTAACCACTTGTCGTGCGCCTCACGAAGATTCTCCGGGCAAACTATAGAAGGGTTACGTACATCTTTCTTAAGATACATAATACTGTCGAGCATATCCCACCACAAGCTATCGTAAATATAAGAAGCCTTTCCGTGTCTGACAACAATCTTGACGGCAGACATTTTTTCTCTGTCGAAGACAGCTTCATGGTACTTACACACCTTCCACATATCAATATCACGTCTCATGAGAGTTTCATTGTATGGGTTAGCATTGACGGAACGGAAGATTTCGTCACACAGAATCTTTTCCCCGAAGTCTCTGAGAGCATATTTATACTTGCCTTGGACTGAAGCGTAATATACTCCATCGAATCCAATATCACGAGGATCACCCAAGAAACTCCATACAGTATGCGTTCTTACTTCCAACTTTCCGAAAGCAGAAAAAGCATCTTCTATATATCCGCTGGTTCGCTGCTTGGCAAGAAAAACATATTCCCCGTCTTTCAACCATTGCTGCATACACTCCTTGAAGTAAATCTTCTCCTTAACCATCTTGTGGAACCGGAACTTCACTCTTACCTGGAAGTACCTGAGAACCTGCCATCCCTTGAATGTGCATACAAGGTAGAAGCATCCTCTAGAAAATCTATCACTGTATTTGTAGGCATCATCTTCAGAGATGCAAGTCTTGATGGCCCACTCACGTTGCTTGTCTGATAACTCCGGAATTCTGTCCGAGAGTTTTACAACTTCACGTTCTGTCTTATTTCTTGGCTTCATAACTCACATATTTAAAAATCAAACAAACTCAACTGACCAATCTCAGCATCTTTCTTTCTCTGAGCCTCGGCTTTCTTCTTCAAGCGCTCCTTCTCAGCGAACTCCTTCTTCTGGAGTTCGATGATTTTGGCTTGCTTGAATTCCTCCTCAGCCTTCTTCTCCAGATTCTCCTTGGTCTGGTCTGAGAGATTTGTAACAATGGTGCAATTCTGATTCTTGGTGAATGAAACTTCTTCTTCATTATAATAATGAACTGCCATTCCGTAAATCTCATCATCGTCAAAGCCATTCCTTCCGGATTTCTTGACCTCTGAGATAATAAAGTCGCAGCAATCATCGATATTCTTGCCAGGCTTGGCGTAATCCTTTGCGAACAATTCATCCTCTGCTGCACGCTTGTCAAGATATGCCTTGATTACCTTCTTGAATGTTTCTGATCCTTTCATAACCTTTCCATTTTTTGAAACCTATAGGCTTGTCTCTAAAACCCTTACGGAATGCTTCTCTCATAGAGATGCAAATGAAATCTACGCTGCATTGTGCCAAGCCAGTACAAAACGCACAATCCTCGCAATCATCCATTGGTTCCGCTACGTACACGATGCCGTTAATGACTATCGCCGCTTTCTCCTTGAAGACTGCCATTCCTTTTCGCTAGCAAAGCCTTTGACCTTATTAATCTTCTAGCCAAATCAAAGTCTTTGGGCCTTGTGGATTTTTCATTAATAAAAGCTGCTGCTTTTTCTAGAACACTAAGCAGTTCTCTGAACTCAGTCTTCGTTGTCTTCACTTCCATACGCTTTCTGTGCCGTTATAATTCTACAACCGGTGTAATCGTCGGCAGAAAGGACAATCTCACCATTCTTAACCTTTTCTCTAATCATGGAGCAAGCATCCGTATTTGATTCTGCCTCTACGGTTATTGTCTTACTCAAAGTTTCTTGAATGCAAACGTCATATTTCATATTATGTTACCTCCCATGTCTCAATGTTAAACTCGTAGCTTTTACCGCTACATTGACTTTGCCCGATATTGCGCAAATCTCTAATCTGGTCTTCCGAAGCTCCATTAGCCTCAGCGGTTGCGTAGCATTTCTCAAGATTATCGGCTACTCTAAGCAATTTGCCACTTCCCTTTGAATGCCAAGCATCTTCTTTATAAATCAAGTACACCGTCATAATTAAATTTCTTTGAAATGAACACTCGTTTTATCTTTTCTTTCAACCGCTGTACAAGCTAAGTCTTTACAGATAACATCTGTGTCCCGACGTTGTATGTTCGGCACGCCGACAAAACAATCAGCACAATCTCCATGTTTTGTTACTACACAGGTTCTTCCGTTTATAATAAGTTTCTGACCGATCGGATAGTCTGATGCTTTATCGAACCGACCAACCTTAATAATACTTTCTTTGCTCATAGTTAATCCTCCTTTTCTTCCCGATAACGAAGATATAAATCACAGTTGTCGCAATCTGACTTACAATCGTAATTGTTGGCGCAAGCTATAAATAATTCACTTCTTTTCATAAGCGTCTCGATAACAAATAAATAAGTCGTAAATCATCTTCTCGCAAGCCTCCATATCTTCCAGTACATCCCTCATGTGATATGGTGCGCCATTCTTTCCATGACCATCGTTATCCAACCATAAATATGCTTCACTGTCAACATCATATTCTACGTAACGTTCGTGAATGCTGTTGATCAATTCTTCCGCACTTTCAAATGGTCCGGTTGATATTGAAAAGTCTTGACCTGCAGGTGAATATTTTGAAAAGAGTAATCCTTTTCCATTTGAGTATTCCTCTTCTGTGACAGTCCAGGAATTAGACTCTGCTATTTTTATTAATTCTTCTATTTCCATACTGATTAATTTTTAAAGGTCGGGTGCCGTCTTTCCGGCTGCCAGATAAATATTATATATTATATATTATGTATTAATAGTAGTAAATCCCGACCATTGTTTTGTTTAACGATGTTTACTTAATTCTACATGTTTCACCTCCAATCTTATTTAGTTTAACTTCCATATCCTGTAAATCTGCCAATGGCAGAACTTACGCTTTCATTAGTTACAGACCCCGGCTTCAAGAAGTACTTATAATGCGTGCTTCTCTCCAACCTCTTGCTCCAGCAGAAACCGAAAGCATCGAACTCCTTGCCACACCATTCATGGGCGTAGTAGTATTCGCTGGCATGCACCTTTTGCTCCTTGCTGAGCTGTAAGAACAATGCACAATACTTATTGTGCTCTGTTGGATTCTCTTTAAAATCCTTCTCAATCTGCTTACGCTTCTCGGTGTATTCAGCCAATTTCTGCTGATACTCTTCCTCGCTGTCGCAAAGATAATAGTCTGTGTCAGTCCAACGATTATCCCAATAGGAATTAGAAGACTGATGTATATGATAAATATTCTTCATAATTGTATATATATATATATTGGAAGGTAGGCTGCCGTCTTTCCGGCTGCCAGATAAGAATAAGGTATCTAACTTGTGGGTGTCCTTAATACCCGTCATGTTAAACCTTACTTTTGCCTACCTTTATAATAAGTATATGAATCCATCATACTATTATAGAACCACTGCCACGCAACAATCTCTTTCTGCTCTTTGGTTATATTTAGAGCATCAGTAATCATCTTTCTGCGCCAGTTTAGCAATCTATCGCAAGATTGGATGATTCTTGCAATCATCACATGAGCGACATTCTCCATCATTACCGCCTCGCCATTTACCATCTTCAGGGCATACTTTTCAGCAGAATCGTGCCAAAGGTCGTAGGCTACAGAATCATTATTGAGCATCAGATAGAGTTCTTCCATATCAGCAGTTCTTTTGTACTGAACCATTTCCTTTACAACCATAGCTATCTCCTTTCCAATGTTAAGTCTATCACGTATGGAAGAGTATGCTGTGGCATTTCTCCTAAATTGATGCAGTTGAATTGGCAGATACGTTTAATGGAAGCTTCTTCCTTTTCAACAACCTTGTAGATCAACTTAGGTTTAATTTGTTCTGTCAGCTCAACATTGAAGTAAGAGCAGTTCTCATCCATTGATATTCTCGTTGCAATAGCAACCAATCCGAAATCCGGGCTGAAGAACAGATACTTGCTGCCCGTAAATATGGCATCTATTCTGTTCTTCGTATTACCTGTAGCTCTTATTATGTTCATATCTATTGTTCCATTAAATGTTTGACAAGTTCTTCTTTTGAAGAGAATATATCTCCAAGCCTTTTACTTACATAGTTTCTGTCTATCTCTAGGATAACATAATTATTATTTAGTGCTGCTTTGAGACATCTTTCTATACGGTCGCGCTCACTGAAAGAATAATAATTTCGATAGCTTGTAGGGCACAAATTTGTACTCACTATATTGTATATTCTTTCACCTATATCTCTAGAATGATAATCAACATACAGCTTTTTGTCATCTTCATAGTCTGAAAGAGATATAAGGACAATTCTACCCGAAACAATTTTGTTGTCCCTCATAATGAAGACCTGCTGCCCGATAGCATACTTGCTCTGATATGTAGTAGCTAAATCGGAAAAGACTCGTCCACAATCCAGCTGGAAAACTGCATATAAAACGGTTCCATTATTGAAAGCTTCCAGGTAACGCTCTATCTTCTCGTTTTCTGTCGGCTCTCGTTCAGTGACGTTTCCATCGTCATCCGTAACCTCGACATCATCATCAAAAGTGCCTTCATACTCGTTCCAAATAGAAAATTGCTCTTTTAGAGCATTGTATTTCATTATTTCTGAAATACTGTTGATCTTGATACCTACATATCCGTTTCCAAAATTCTTTGTATTCATATTAACCCTCCAGACTATTAATGTATTCATTACGTGCCTTTACAAAAAGCTTCTTCTTTCTGTCATCTGAAAGAAACTCCTTAACGGTATATCCCAAAGCGATGATACCATTTTCAAACTCAAAGGTAAGGCCACACTCATGATTGCCAAATTCATATTTCAAGGCATCCACCAAATTCTCATCGCTGCTCAGAAACTCCTCTGATTCCTTAACGGAACGCTCACCACTTACCAGAAATAAGTGGTAATCCTTTTTGAGGCAATAAGCACCGGCACCGATGGAACATATCTTTTCCAGGTCTTCCTTACTTGTGGTAAGCCCCCATTCAGCCATCATTTCCTTAAACTGCTTGTCTCCAAATGCAGCCTTCATTGGCAGCTTGCCAAACTCATCCTGCTGCTTTTTCTTGAACTCTTGGTATTTCATGCTTCTTTCCTTACTTTATAGTTATTAAATGGATCTACCATGTTTAGTAGCTCTGCGTTTCTGTTAGCTTCCTTTTCATCGGAGTAGTCTCCAAACTCTTCGGAAACATCACCTGTGGGGCAAATTCTTTCGATACAATATTTCATATAGCACCTTCCATCATTAAAAGTTTGTGTTCTTCTTCACTGTCACCAACATGACCATACAGAAGTCCGTCTTCTGTGTTTTGCCAATATTCGTGCGGTACAGAGTGCGAAGCCATACTTACCAAAACTACAACATAGCCCAAAGACTTGATAAGATTGAAATTTGAATTTCTCATAATTATTCCCTTTCTATTTTTTAAGATTAAAATTGTATAATAACGCCAAATGGCTATCGTCTAACTCTCTCCAATCATCAACTGTGTCAAGATAAGCCTTGACTTTTGAAAGCGTAATTGGAACCGTTGGATAAGCAGAACAAAATCTGCGAAGCATGTACTCTGATAAAGATTCTTCCATAGCCTTCGAATTATTAATGATTACTATGCGTTAATGAGGTCTATCACATCAGAAGCATCAAAGTCATCCATACTATTGTATGTAACATAGAAATCTTCCTCATCGTCAGCAAGCAGACCTTCAGCCTCTTCCTTAAATTCATTAAAGTCCTCATCCGTGTCTTCATAATTCAATGCCTCTCGAATTATTGCCCACAACTTTCTCTGCTTTTCGTTAAGCGAGTTTAATTTTGTATTCATAATCTTTATAATTTTAATTGGTTCAACTTATAAGGTAGGCTCTGAATAGTCAAAACTACTACCTTTTATCTATATGCAAAGGTACGAAAATTTTCAGATATATGCAAATATACTAACGATTATTTTAGTTAAAAATACTAAATTGTAGTACTTTATAACTATCTGATTATCAGAATGGTGCATCTGCTTCTTCTGGCTTTTCGAAAGGCACCTGTACATCTTCGTTGATTAAATTCGTCTTGAAAAAATTTGTCGTATTTTTGTTGAATCCCATAAAGAATTTGAACGTTCCGATATTACGTCCCTTGGCAACGTCTATCATAGCCGTTCCGTCAGTAGGATAATCGTCCTTGTTATCAAATGGGGCAGGGTACGCTCTGTTGTAATACTCTGCTCGATAGACTAGGATGACAACATCGGCAGCTTCTCCTATCTGTCCACTATCGCGCAGTCGGTTCAAATTCGGCTCCGGGCAGTTACTATCTCTAGACAACTGACTTAGGGCGATGATCCATATGTTCAGTTCCTTTGCGAGGTTCTTGAATCTTCGTGCGGCATCACCCATAGCCTGCTCCCTGCTGAAACTCGTACTCCTGGAGTTTACGTTAAGAATCTGCAAGTAATCAACTACGGCTCCGTCTATGTCCTTCTGCATCTTAAGCATTCGGATGGAAAGAAGAATAGAATCTATATTTGACGTGCTCTTGTCATCAAAGAATAAATTCTCTCCGGGCAACTTTCCTCTAGCATCATCAATCATCCTTATCTCGCTTGGCGCCAGACTGCCCGAATAGAGGATATTGTTGGCCGGGATGTTCGTCTTGGCAGAAAGCAGACGTGCAGTAAGCTGCTCCTTCGTCATTTCCATAGAGTAGAAAGCAACCTTTGCTCCGTTCTCGATGGCGTGTCTTGTCATACAAAGTGCGAGGCTCGTCTTTCCCTGAGAAGTTTCACCGGCTACGATAATCAAGTCAGACTTCTGCAGACCTCCCTTTTCATCGAATCTCTCCATACCGGTCTTGGTTCCTGTCGTGACACCTCCAACGGTGGCATTCTTAACCATTATCTCGTTTAGACTATTCATTGCATCATTGAGCGTGAACACTCCATCTGCTTTCTCAAATACTCCTCCGATACTCTCAATAGCCTCTTGGTGGGCATCTGCGGTCAGAATCTCTTCCGATAATCCAACCTTGGAAAGCTGCTGCCCGACAACCCAGAGTTTTCTTCTTCTACCAAGGTCCTGCAATCTGATGGCATGATATTCTACATGTGCAGATGATGCAATCTGTGCCGAAATGTTCATCAAGTCCAATGCTGTTACATTCGACTTCTGCTTACTGAGCTCGGCAGAAACAGATATGACATCTATCGGCATACCTTGCTTTCCCATATTATCAACAGCCTTCCATATATCCCTGCACATGGGGTCGTAAAAACAGTCTTCATCTAGATACTGGCTTACTAGAGTGTATGCGGTAGGATCAACAAGAAGACTTCCGATAACATACTGCTCAGCCTTTGGGTCATTCACTAATGGCTGATTCTGATATGATGATTGTTCTAAACTCATCTGAACGATACCTCCTCAAAACTTAAAATATCAAACATTTCGTGCATTCTATCTACAATTCTTGGGTCATCGTACTTCTGTCCGATGTCAATGGCCGTTAGGTTTGAACTGATAATCGTGGGCAGCATCTGCTCATAGCGATAGTCCAACAACTCGTCAAACGGCTTGTAGTGCATTCCGTAAGTGACTATCTCCGTTGGCTCAGCACCCAAATCGTCAATCAAGAGAAACTTAGTGTTCATGATTGCTCTGAACTCGTTTATGTCTTCGTGAATCATGTAAGCCATATCTCTAGCCTTGACGAATCGCGGATATTTGTCACCCTCGCAATAGCTAATCTTGTTTGAGTCCACAAGATGAACTAGCAAATCTCGAATAGCCTTTAGCATTGTAGTCTTGCCGTTTCCAATACTGCCGGGCATAAACAGCCCGTAAAAGTTTGTCTCTATAGTAAGAAAATCCCCGACTTTCGATATTGCTTCCTTTAGCTCGTCAGTGAAGACGAACGTTCTTTTTCTTTTCTCTACCTCTCGTTTGTAGGCATAGTAAAGAAAGTTCTTGACCTCTCTATTTTCCAACGGCAACTCCAAACCCCGACCGATACGCTGATGTGTCTTTGTGGTCTGGAGCTTTCCATCCTGTCTTTGTATTGTTTCCATTGTCTGTTACGTTTTGTCTATGATTTTTCATTTCTGATACTATCTCGTTGTATTGAGAATCAATTTTGTTAACCGAAAAATTGTTCATTATCCAAGTCTTGTCGATACGACGTAGAAACTCTTCCAATGCCTTAAGCAAGCTCTCGTCATCTATCGGAAGCGGCACTGTTTTGTGACTTCTAGCAAAAGAAATCTTCTTTAGGATAGAGTTCATAGCCTTTGCATCCTTGGGTTGCCAATAATAGGCGGAGTCATAGAGTTCTTGGTAATACTTCTCGAATATTTGCCGTCCCTTGTGGCAGATGGTAAACTCTTTCGGTTTCGATTTCCTCGTGCGCGCGCTAGAAGGAGAAGATAATTTTATATTATCTTCCCGTTCCGTAGGAACGGAATATATATTCTTTGAAGGGTTTGGGGAACTTTCTTTGGACTCTGGCATTTGCTTAGCATTTGCTAGAGATTCGCTAGCATTTGCTAGAATATCTGTAGCATTTGCCAGAGAATTTGTAGCATTTGCTAGAGAATTTGTAGCATTTGCTAGAGATTCGCTAGCATTTGCTTGGCATTTGCTAGAAGATTCCTTAGCATTTGCTACGAAATTTCTAGCCTTTGCTGCACCACCTGCACGACCGGCTCTAGCTCTAGCTTCGCTGACTTTTCTTGCCTGCTCGATAGTGTCTGAAAGTTCCTTAGAATAGAAATATTCTTCCTCAACCTCGAATAAATCAAAATCCTCAACTACAGATTGCACCACGGAAACATCAACACGCATCTCATAAGCTATCATAGAATAATCCTTTGACAGCTTATGATCCTCGTCTTCCTCCAATAATTGCATTAGAGCAACGTAGATGCCGTAGGCAGCTATGCCGTGCTTCACCCTTGCTCTCATTACTTCTGGAGAATCACTATTTCTGATGCAATTATATTTCATAATCTTATTGGTTCAAGTCCTCGTTCTTAATGAAGCATATCTTACCTCGCTTTATACTATTTGCCAGGGAGTCAACTTCGGTCTGTAACTTACTGTAAACAGCACTTTGCTGCTTAGAAATAAAATTGTGGATAGAAGGGCTAATCTTTAAAGCGATAAAAGCCATCCCTCCAAAATCTTAAACTCACGATACAACATACCTGCCGACTTGAACTGCTTGTCCAAGCCTACCAAGAACGTTCTGTAGTCCTTGATTCCTTCAAAATCTCTAAGAAATTCTGTCTCTTCCATATTGTATAATATTTTATTTATAACTATATTGTTTCTCCTTAATGCAAAATTACGAATTTTGTCTGATATATGCAAAAGAATTAACTTAAATATTCAAAAATACCAAAATATATTTAGATATATATTTGGCTATCTCATTTTTTTTTAGTACTTTTGCAGTAAGTTTTTTCCATTATATTCTGTAAAAGAATATTGTATGGGTTTCTCTTTAGCCTGCTGGCGAGCAGGCTTTTTTTGTTGGGATTTATTTGGAAATTTGAAAATAATTCATTACCTTTGCAAACAAATCCCTTTAAAGTATAATCTTTATAGGATTTTAATTGGTTCAAGTCCTCGGTGTTGTGAAACACTGGGGACTTATATTTTTTACAGATTAACGGTGATACCTTTCTCATAACTCAGTCTCTTTACTTCATTAGTATAATACTTAATCATTTTCTCTAACTCGTCATCATCCCATTTCTTGATGGAGTGAGCACGCTCTCGCAGGGTAGAAAATCGGGAAACACCAATCTTCTTTATCAGATTCTCCTGGTAGTATATAAGATGGTCTGACTTCACTCTGTTACACCCGATACATTCTGCATTGCAGTTATCTTCATCAAATCGGGTGGCCATGTTGGAACGTCCGAAGAAATGACCACAATCAAGCTCTCTGTACGGCTTTATCTTTCCGCAGCTGATACATTGTCCCATGCCGCTTGGCATGCAGTCTCTCAGACGTATATACAACGCAAATACCTTGTCTAGTCTCTTGACTAAATCCGGCTTACTCTTCTTTCTCTTTTTGGGAGCAGAAGGAGATTTCTTCTTTTTCTTATAAAATGGAAACATATCTTTTTTTTATTTTAATGCAACATTAGTTAATTGTGTTCCTCTGGAATACACCGCCCATTTCGTGGTTCCTGGAGGTCTGCTAATAAAGAGGTCTGCGACATTTCCAAACCGACTATAATTGCCCGACAAGTCAACTATCCACCCATCTTTGCCGTCAAATGGTCTGATTGCACGGCCTACCATCTGATAGTAGAGCCCGAGAGATTTTGTCGGGCGTGCCAAAACAACGGTGTCTAGGGCTGGATAATCGAATCCCGTAGTCAATACACCAACATTGGCAACCACCTTTATCTCTCTCCTCTTAAATCCTTCAAGAATGGCTTCACGCTCCTTTTTAGGTGTTTCTCCTGTTACGATAGCCGAATTGACTCCGATGGATTGAAGCTTATCAACCAACTGCCTGGCCTCCTTTGTGAAAGCGGTAAATACAAGTACTCCCTTTCTTGGTATGCCGCTTTTAGGCTGCAGAACCTTGACTACTGTATTTGATAGCTTATCATAGAATCCGCAACGCTCATATTCTGCAAGAAGACTTCTTTCATCATAGTCTGCACCTGTGGAATTGCTTCTGACTCTTCTTAAATCCAATGTCGTCAAATCGTAATAATGCAAGTCTGCGAGATAACCTTTAGAAAGCAGTTCTCCAATCTGACAACAATATATGACCTTTGAAAATATTCTAGGTCTTACTCTCGTGAGGAACTTCAAGATGGAACCTCCTTCGGCACGATCAAGACGGTATGGCGTGGCTGTTAATCCAACAACCTGTCTGTTCTTCGCTTCTATGAACTCCTTGTACTGCCCAGCTTTAGAGTTTACGTAATGGCAATTATGAACGATTACCCCATCATCAAATGTGCGATGATTCTTATCATACCTTCCATTGCATATAATGTACGTATGGTCATTCTCTACTTCCATATTATACACATCTTTTTTCCCAAGATAAAGCTTTCTCATTAATACTGTACCGCCAAGACTATTGAAATTGGTATTCCATGTATATGAGCCAGCCTTGCTTCTATAGGCACTATGAAGTTTGTACGACATTGAAGGATGCACATATTGAGCTATTAATGAGCTGAGAACTCTAACTCCATTCTTTCTAATCCCTACATAGTTGTAGGTTTTATGTGTGGATGAACTTTTAGATTCTCTAGCCTCGCAATCAATACCCATTTCCCTTAGTTTATCTGCAAGTCGAGTTGTAAGTTCCAAAGATTCTGCTACGGCGCAGATTGTAGCGCCATTTTCTTCTTTTCCTAAACATCCGTCATCCATATAAAGAATAGCTAAAGATTTCGGATTAAGAGCGTCAATAGCAGCCTTCTTTGTACATTCTTCATCTTCTATTATCATACTATGAGAGTTGAAACGATAAATCGTCGTGCTCGAATATCCTTGCTTATCAACTTTTTGAATATCTTTGATGTTCATAAGCAAAGCTTTCCATAAAAGGTAGTCTTTCTGCTTTTCACCTTGCACAAATCTTAAGCGATTGACATTCTTTGTCTTTCTAAGAGTATCTAAATTCCCATCTCCTAATAGACTACCATGAATAAAGTCAATTTGGTCGTCATTTGGGATAGGGAAAGAATAACCTCCATAATTATTCGTGCACAAAACCACACTTCCCTCTTTTAGCATGCCTATTGGCACAAAGCCATAAGGTGTAAGTACAGGATGATTGTCTGTAGCTTCGATAGTCTTCTTGCAGAACATGTATTTATATACATCTTTCTTTCCATTGCAGCGTATTTCTAGAATTTTGTTTTTGTTTACTTTCTTGCTAACGGCATTGTAAGAAAGAACTAGTGGCAATCTTACTCCTCTTTTAAACTCTTTATATAAAGTGCCAATTTTTCTTTTCCCATTTTCCGTACTAACATATTGATCATGCGGGAAGCACTCATCAATTATGATGTTCTTGAAACAATCGAAGTCTGACATATGGTTCATTACGCTTCCGATGGTGGCAAAGGTTATTCTGTTTATATCCTTACACCCTACAGAGGCACTATAGCAACCGCAATCGAAGATACCATAGCTTTGCAGCTTGGCAAAGTTCTGCTGAAGAATTTCCTTACTAGGTTGAAATACTAACAGCGGCCCTTCCAGACGAGAGGCGATATCTGCTATCACCAAGCTCTTTCCTGCACCCGTAGGCAGGATAACCAATCCGTTCTTGTCAGCCTTGCTAGTGAACAGCCTTACGGCTGCATCACTAGCTTGCTTTTGATAATTTCTAAGAGTGTACTTCATTACTCGCCGAATGGTAATTCATCATCGTCATCATCTGAAGACTGCTCTGGTTGAGCTTCTTCTTTTGGCTGCTCCTCTTCCGGGAACTCCAATCCGAAGACCTCTTTCATGCTCTCACGATTCTTGACCTCATTTGCCCAAATCTCAGAACGGTCCGGGATAGCATAAGCCTTTGCAAGTAAGAACTTCTCGGTATTTGCATCCCAATTATATACGAGATAGTAACCTGCCAATGCAATACAGAACACGTTCTTCGACTTAAGACGCATATCAACAGTTCCCTGGCGCACCTCAGCAGCGTACTTGGCTACTTCCATAAGGACAGAAGCATAAGCCTCTTCTGCATCCTTCTTCATCTTCTTGGCTTTTTCCAAAGCTTCCTCCAACTCCAGCTTGCGAGCTGGCACCACGTTCTCTTCGAGTGTGCAATACTCCTCTCTGATGTTCTTCTTCTCGAACTCATCGAGGAAACGTGTAACCAACTCATTGTCAGGGAAGGTCGCCGTGAAGTGCTTTCCGACAAACTTAAGGATGTCTGCCTTATTCTTCAAAGGCTTCTCTCCGCAAAGGTTCTCCTCGGTCAAAGCAAGGAAGTCCAACTCCATTGGGAACATGTCTTTTACACCTTCCTCCAATACAAACTCAATGTTCTCAGGAACATAATTTTTCAAATCTGATTTCATAATTATAAATACTTTTCATATAATGCTATCTGTTTCTGAGCTTCAAGCAAGGCTGCTTCTTCATTAGGCTCGGGTATATACAACCCTGCAACCATACTTGAATAGTTCCGAAACTTCTCAATAGCGTCTGTTAATTCTTTTGTGTCAAGGTCAGCCGTGCTTCTCCAATAAGTTACAGGCTGTCCTCTTCTATTTGTTCTCTGCTTCGCAAAGATTTCTCTGTTCACTATCTGCTTGAAAATGTTATACTTCACATATTCTTCATCGTAGCCGAACTCTGATGCGAAATACTGAAGGCACACATGCAGATAGCTGTTTTGGGCGAGGGAACGTGGACGGTGTTTTTTCTTCACCTCCACGATAAAACCCTTTCCGCTTTTCAGGGCATCCATGTAAAGGCCATTGCAATAGTCCTTGTAGTCTGCCCTGTCCTTGTCATTGTTGAGATTGAAAATCATAACTAGAATGGCAAATCATCATCTTTGCCCGGCTGCGGTGCCGGTGACTGAACTCCTTGCGGCTGCGGTGGTGGAGGTGCTTGCTGCTGCGTCTGGACACCTCTCTGATACTTTTCTATCTTGTAACCCGAAATGGTATTGAAATACTTTACCGGGTCATTTGCACTCTTCTGATACTTGGTACCTTGAAGAGCAAAAGATATAGTAACAATCTCGCCAACTGCAAAATCAGCAGGATCATCTACATGCTTTCCGCTGAACTCAAAACTTGGGTAGTTCTCGTACACCTCTCCGAAGTTTGAGTGTGTACAGTTAAGAACCACAACTCTCTTTTTGAACGGCTCTCCACCGCTCTTGCTGGGTATTTCCTCGACATTGCCGATGAGCAATACCCTTCCTGTCATTGTATTAGCCATCTGATTCTGTTAATGGTAAATATGGTAATAATTCTCTCATTTCTACCCATTTGAGGAAGTCACGCAATAATGCATGGTTTTTGTCTTCCATCCCTGGATATCTGTAACAAGTGATTGCTGGCTCATAAGGAGTAAGCTTGAGACCTCTCACGTCTCCCTTGTGCTTATCCTTATTGTAGCCCTCAAAGACAAACAAGTCAAAATGGAACACATCAGCTTCAAACAACTCTAGGTAAAGCTGCCATTGGCAACTATCTATATAGTCTTTGTCTGATACCGGTCCGTACTTAGTCTTGATGTCTCTTATCTCTAGTCCGTCAATCATATCGGCACATCCCGTGATAACGGCATTGCCAAAATCCTTGTATTCACGAACCTCATGAAAGGCGCCAGGATGCTCATTTCTGTATTTCAAAGCAACCTTGCATTGTGGAATGTCGAGAATCGCTTCACCTTCATCAAAGACGAACCTTCTTCCTTTTGGAACGGGTTCTGTCTTATCTTTCTTATAATAGGTGAAATGGCGAACACCTTCCGGCTCCTTGAAGCAATGGGGACTGCCAGTCTCCACGATGGAGTGAAAGGCAGTTCCTATTCTTGTGTAATCGTTGCCCTCAAACTTCTTAGTGATATTGTCTATAACGTCCTGCTCTGTAACATAAGCATATTCGCCAGACATATACCGTCTGAAGCTCTCTAGCTGGGTAACTCTAATCAAAGGCTTCATCATGCTGCATCCTCATGCTTGACGAACTTCTTGCCCTTCTTGTCAAAGTCAATGCCTTTGACAGCAAGTTCCTTGATCATCTGATTCATGAATGCCTTCTGATGAATCTTGTTCAATCCGTGGGCAACCTCGATGAGAGCATTTGCATCATCTACAGTCTCCACGGCTGCAAGCTTCTTTCGGGCATCATCAACGGCTTCCTGCGCCTTAGCCTGAGCGTCTGACTTATTCACGATGGCTTTCTTCACCTTCTTGATGATGTCTGCCATGCAAGTGTCAAACTCCTCTGTTCCGTAAGCTGGAATCCAAGTGTCCTGCAGGTCTGCAACATTCTTACCAACACGATTGTCCTGTGGCTCGAACTTGATGACGCGATTGCCGTTCTCCTTGCAGATGTAACCTACCTGGTCCGCAATACGGATGAGCAAGTCTTTGCTCTGTCCTGTACAGTCTGGAGAATGCTTGATGTAATCTCCTTCCTGTGTCTCCTTGTCGTGACAGATGAAGATGATGTCTGAATTGTTTGAACGGAGAATGCCGACAAACTGCTTGAACAATTCTCCCATCACGCCATATCGTTTCAATGAGTTAGTTCCCAGTTTAGGGTCTTGCTGAATAGCAAAAGCGTTGAGATAGTCATCGAGCATAGCCTTGGCTGTGTCTACTACGATGGTCTTACACTCACTGATCAATCCTGGCTTCCAAACCTGCTTGCCATCCTCAACAACATAGGAACCGATAACCTCAGCATTGTAGATGTCTTCCCAACGTGAAGCCGTGACAACAATGTCTGGACGCTGAACGGCACGGTCAAAGCCTCGGTCGGTGTCGATGAGTAAAGGACTGTTGGCTGTGGTAGCCAAAGATGTCTTACCGGTACCTGGAGTACCATAAAGTACGATAATCACTGGACGCTCTGTAACAACGTCATTCTTTCTAATAATTGGCATAAACTAATATTTAATTGTTAAACAAATTGTTCTTATTTGCATAGGTGATAAACTCAGAGAGCTTATGTATTCCTAGTTTCACATACACAGACTTGACGTGCTGATGTATTGTGTTCGGGGAGTTGAATAGCTCGGCTGCCGCCTCCTGCTCGCTTCGTCCCTCATAAAGCAGTTTCATCACGCGCAACTCCGCAGTAGAAAGATTAGCATTAAACCTTGGCATACAGACGATGCTATCATAAGGGCATTCACCACGCATTGGACATTCGACCTTCTCGAAGTTGAACCTTCCATCCTTATCAACATTGACGACATCAAAAGCCGTAGTGTCGAGTCGACAAAAGTTGCATTTGCAAAATCGACGCATCATGAGATACTGATAATAACTCTCGTTAGGTGCGCTCTTGGAGTAAATCTTCTCCAACGCCTTGTATGCTTCCGGATAGCAAGCGCGAACCTTTTCCAGGATGTATTTCACCAGCTCTGTATGTGTCTCATCGACCATGAAGTTCTTTCCGTCTGACGTCTTACACCATAGCTCATCCTCGAACATATAGAACTCTAATCCTTCCATAAGTCCTCCTCGCTAATGCCTGTTAGCTCACACAATACTTCTACATGGATGTGCTGCTGTGGCTTCATACCATATAGAACCCAATTCCTAACTGTCTGCTCGGTAACCTTGCAGCGTCTAGCGACTTCCGTGATGAAGTCGTATCGCGGGGCACTTCTCATCGGTAACCCCTGATAATAACCTTTTAAGGTCATTTTTTGAGATTTTTCCTCAAAAGTGTTTGATGTTTGAATATTTTCCATTATCTTTGCACTATGTTTTATATCTTTATGCAAAGATACAAATATATTCTGATATATGCAAATATATCGAAAAGATTTAGTCAAAATTAACAAATTTATACAGATATGTTCAAATATAAAGAATTTAGAAGAGCTCACGGACTATTTCAGTCTAAGCTTGCAGAAATTATGGGGATTTCCCAATCTAACATTTCGAGATACGAAACAGAGGGTATAGATCCTACACCTGCGCAGTTTCAGAAACTATACGATGAGTATGGAGAAGAAAATGTCAAGGCTTTCGAGGTAGAACCTTCTCAACTCGTTAATGCAGAGAATAATGTAAACTGTGGCTCTGGAAATCAGAACAACGGAATCCAAAGTAATGCTGATTTAGTAGAAATTATAAAGAGGCAGACTGAGATGATAGCAAAGCATATCGAAAAACAAGATGATATAAATGTACGTCTCATGAATCTTCTTGAAAAATTAACTTTGAAATGAAACTGAATATTCCCGATTGTGCCCTGGATATTAGCGACAGGTTCTTCAAAGCACTTGATGTTCTCAAAGAACAGAGAAAAATTAAAGGCTTACAGACTTTTACAAAAGAGTTTGGTTTGAACTATGGTAACATGAATACTCTAAAGCATAACAGAGATAAGCGTACTTTTCGTATAGAGTATCTTGCTTACCTCGCTGAAGGGTATGGTGTATCATGCGAGTGGCTACTGCTTGGAACCGGTCCCATGTTTACACAAACGTGTTCCAAAAGCGAAGAATCTCAGAACCTTTGA